TCATTTTGAGAAGAGCACTTTAAAATCAACCCCATTTTGAGCAGCCTCAAGTCCAAATCAACCCCGTTTTGTGGTGCTTGTTTGACATTTTTGTAATTTGTCAAAAAGCCCACTACAATCAATTTATTACGATTCATCGTGTACTTGAAAGAATTTAATTGTATGCTCCGTAATAAAAATTGCGTAGCAATTTTTACCGTCTTGTGCTTGTCTCTGTTGTGTTGCAAAACATGTTCATACTTGGTAATAGAATTGCATGGATTTTTCAATCGACGCAACGCAACGCAACGCAACTGCGTCGCGCGCGCGAGTGTGTTTTTTTTACAAACTTTCTGTTTACTTTTTGTTTTGGTTCATTTTTAGGATGCTTATTTCAAAAAAAAACTATTAGAACGATTGAGATCGATTAGATTTTTTTCATATCGTGAGTTATCGTTGTAAGTTCTTTGGCTTCTGCTCACATGCTTATCGTAGCGTATCGTGGAGAGGGACCATAGCGTACGATAAGCGCCGGCCCACAGGCTTATCGTAGCGTATCGTGGAGAGGGACCATAGCGTACGATAAGCGCCGGTCCACAGGCTTATCGTAGCGTATCGTGGAGAGGGACCATAGCGTACGATAAGCGCCGGCCCACAGGCTTATCGTAGTGTATCGTGGAGAGGGACCATAGCGTACGATAAGCGCCGGCCCACATGCTTATCGTAGCGTATCGTGGAGAGGGACCATAGCGTACGATAAGCGAGAACCATAACAACAACCCTTGTATGGACGAACGAGACCGTACGATAACATAAGGATACATCATCGTACTTGACAATCAAACTCATTTTGAGAAGGGTTTCCAAAATCAACCCCATTTTGAGCAATATCAAGTCCAAATCAACCCCATTTTGTGGTACTTGTTTGACATTTTTGTAATTTGTCAAAAACGCGTTGTAACCAATGTCACTACGACTCTTCGTGTGTTTGAAGAAGTTCGATATCGTGTACCGTAATGAAATTCGTGACGCAATTTTCACCGTCTTTGAATTGAAACCGTTGTGTTACAAAAGGAGTCTATACTTCGTAAGGAAACTGTTCCAAATATTCAAACAACGCAACGCAACGCAACGCAATTGCGTCGCGCGCGCGAGAGTGTTTTTTTTACAAACTTTCTGTTTACTTTTTGTTTTGGTTCATTTTAGAACGCTTATTTCAAAAAAAAATCATTAGAACGATAGACATCGATTAGAAAAAAAAACCGTATCGTGGGTTATCGTTGTAGTGTGAAAACGCAGTTTTCGAGCACCATTACCAACCTCGTTTTGAGCGAAATCAACCCCGTTTTGAGAGGCAGAACAACCCTGTTTTGTGTTGCGTCGCGTACTGTGATCATTCTTCGTCGCGATTGTATCGTGAGGTTGATATGTATCGTAACGCAAAATGATTTAAGCGCAGTTGAAAAACACAAATAAAAACACTTCCCTTTCAACGATATGAACTCCTTGTTGACACACGAACAACGCATGGTGCACGCCGCGATGTTCCTCGATCCAAAAATGATACCAAGTTTCCCACCCTCCACGGAAACCATTCGTTTGGGCGAAACGATCAAAAAAATGTACGATCAAAAGGTATTGACGAAGATGTATCTCGACGAGCACGGTGCGATTCACTGCGAATGAGAGAGTGATTACAATTTGGATTCGATCGCTTTGAGCTCTTTCTCCCACATTTGTTTTTCTGTTGTATTTTCGAGGTCTTCGATTTGCTTCTCTTTTGTTTCGCACTCGTGCATGAGGTCCTCCTTCCTCTCCAAAGTGAGCGCGTGAATCGGCATCTTGACCAGATAGTCGTAGCTTTTGTCGACTTGAGGGTACTCGTCCTCTGCGAGTTTGTCGAGCAACGTTTGTCTCGGAACGTTCATCACCGCCAGCTCTCCTTCGATGATGGCCATGATGAATCGAATCTTCGCCTGCAACACGACACACTCCTCCCGAAGGCGCGCCAGTTGCGCGGCCTTACGGCGTACGTAGCACGACAGTCGCGCTTCGTAGAAGTCGTTCAAGATGTCACGAACGGTGTCGTATTTTTGGATCACACCATGCGCATTGTACAAATGCATGTTCGTGGTGCTGAGTCCACGGGTGGTCTTCATCTTGAATTCGGTCTCGAATCGTGTCCCCCTTCTTCGGAGGGAGCTGTCCATGCTTGAGCGACCGCTTTGGACGCGAAGTGGATCACGAACCGAACCTCTTTCTCAGTGTAGTGGCTTTCGACGTCGCGGATCTCCGACGGACCGTGGCGATCCATGATCTCCTCCGCACGAGTCTTGAAGTCCTCCGTCCAATAACCCACAGGAAGCTCCGTCACTTCGAGCTTCGTGTCTCCCACACGATGGAAACATCCGTAGCTCACGCCCTCGCGAATCTCTCCCTTGTATCCGTTGTACCAAGGGGTCAACTCCTCCGGTTCGTCTCCCTTCAACATCGCGCGAATCGCACGAAGCACCGCCTTCGGCTCGTAGCAGGGCACGCTCGTACTGAAACCGGTTCCGATACCCAAGGCGCCGTTGATCAACACCATCGGTAGAATAGGGATGTAATGCAGAGGCTCCACTTGTTGGCCGTCGTCCTGCATGTGCTCGAGCACCTCGTTGTCGTCCTTCGGGAAGAGCAGCGAAACGACGGGATTCAGCTGCGTGTGAATGTACCTAGGAGAGGCCGCGTCCTTGCCCCCCTTGAATACGAGAGCCGAATTGCCCGTTCGGCTCCAACAAGGTTCAAGGTTGTTCGATCCGACGAAAGTCTGAGCCATTCCGACGATCGCGTCGTGAAGACTCGCCTCTCCGTGATGGTACGCACCGTGTTCGCTCACGTAACCCGCAAGCTGCGCCACTTTAATCTCTTTGTACAGATTGCGCTTGATGCTGCAGTACAATATCTTGCGCAGCGAACGCTTCAAACCGTCGCACACGCTCGGAATCGAACGCTCCAGATTGTAGTTCGAGAAATGGATCAGCTCACGATCCACAAAGTCTCGGTAGTCCACCTTCGTCTCCGAACCGTTCTCCGACGCTTCGAGCTGACGCTCGCGGTCGTATCGACCGAGCCAATGCTTACGATCGTCCGCGCGTTTCTTGTTGAACGCCATGTCCAGGCTCTCTTCGGAGTCGTCGCCGGTGGAAACGTATCTCATCAGACGCATATTCTTGAAGTACTCTTTCGCCTCTTTGGTGGTGGACGTGCCCAACCCCTTGTAGTATTTGATATCCCATCCGCGACCCTCTTGGTGGGCCTCCATCCACGCCTCGTACGCTGCTAGATTGTAGAAGGCTTGCGAGGTCTTACCCTTGGTCACCTTCACGATGGGGGTGAGCATCGAACACATGAACGCGTCGTTGCGCAACAAGGACGGCCACATGGTGTGGAAGAGATTGAACATCAACCCTTTGATGTGAGAGCCGTCGGCGTCCGCGTCCGGTCATGATCATCAGACGCCCGTACCGCAGACTGCTCACGTCGTCGTAGCTCTTGTTCGACTCCAGTCCCAATATCTTCTTCAAATGATTGATCTCGTCGTTGTCGTTGATCCGTTTGATGGTGGTGTCCTTCACGTTCATCACCTTCCCTTTCAGAGGGAACACTCCGTAGTAATCCCGACCGACTTCGCTGAGTCCGGAGATGGCCATCGTTTTCGCCGAGTCTCCCTCCGTGAGGATCAAGGTGCATTTGGCGCTTTTGGCGGTGCCAGCGAAGTTGGCGTCGTCTAACTTGGGAATTCCTCGAATGGTGTTCCGCTTCTTACCGTCCGTCTTCTTGGACGCCTTGTCCTCCACCGCGCTCGTGATTTGCACCACCCGATCCACGATGCCCAACTTGGCCACCTTGTCGATCAGTTTGGAGTCGAGTTCCAGCTTGCTTTTGAACCGCGTGTACGGCGTGGTGAGGGTGTCCTTGGTCTGACTGTCGAAGGTCGGATTCGGCACGATCGCGCGAACGAAGAGGAACAGGCACTCGCGAATCTGCGCGGGTCGGACGTCGATCTTGCGACGTTTCTTGATGAGTTCCACGAGCTTCTTCGTCAGCTGCGACACCACGTACTCCACGTGTTTTCCCGCCTTTCGCGGTCCACACTCCGTTGACGAAGGACATGTGACGAAAGCCCTCTTGACTCTCCTGCGACGACCACCTCCCAACAGCCGTCCTCGCTCGTGGTGTGCACACGAGGACGTTCGGTACGGTCCGAGCCGAGATAATGATCCGCGTATCGCTCGAAGGTCTTGCAGACGAGATGCTCCCCGTTCAAGTGAATCTTCGTTACGGAGGGAGTCAACGCGCACATGTCGTACACTCGGCGCGCCATCAACGACATGACGTCCTTGTCCAGTTTCTTCATTCCGAAACGTTTCAGATCCGGATAGAAGCGGATTCGAGTGTACGGCGCTTTGCGAGACTTCGTGATCTTCGGATCGTCGCGGCGGGTCATGTTGTCGTAAAACACCTGCGAGTATTGCAAACCGCGCGTCTTGTCCACCGTTTCCACTTCGAAACGGGTGGAGAAGATGTTGCACGCTTTCGCTCCGATACCGTTCTGTCCCACCGATCGTGCGCTCCTCTTTGTCGTCGTAGTTCGTGGAGGTCAACAGATTCCCGAAGATGAGCTCGGGAACGTACATGTGGTGCTCTTCGTGCATGAGGACGTCGATACCGGGGCCGCCGTTCCGTATCTCCACGAAGCCTTCTTCCTGATTGAGGCTCTACGGAAACGTCGCGTATCGGAGCCTCGCCCTCCGACACGATCCGTACGCAATGATCGAGGACGTTGACCACGATCTCGTCGAAAATCTTGTACAGTCCGGGAACGTAGTTGACCGAACGGTACTGAAAGACGGGAGTCCTTGGAATGCACTTCGTCGCACACCCACGTGACGGTCTCGTCGGGCTCGACGCTTCCGATGTACACGCCCGGGCGTTTGAGCACGTGCTCGCGCGGATCCATCTTCACATATTTCGAAGAAGCCATGGCTATCAATGTTTACAACTTTTCGATCTAAGCATTAAGTCAATTTTTTTTGAAACCACATCTCGAAAAAAATTGGTTTGCTGACACCAACAGACGACATAGTAAATCTTTGGTGACCTAATTCGCAATGGCAGCACATCAAACCACGTGGTACATGACGAAGTTCAACAAAACGTCTATGTGGGACATACAATACGGTACCACACCGGACGAAGCTTGGGAGCGACTCAACAACAAGAAGGTGTCGTTTCATCGATGCGATGAGTGCAATAACAACTATCACGATCATCAATCGATGTATATGGGATGGGGGACACTCGTTCTGTTCCATATCGTGTAGAGCCAGATACGAAATAACGGTGGTACGATCGTGAATGACTGATTTCCAAAAAAAAAAATTGATGTTAAAAGTTTTAGTTGGTTATAAGTAAGTAACTCACACAACCAACCGGTTCATCATGCAGATTTTCGTGAAGACTCTCACCGGAAAGACCATCACCCTCGAGATCGAACCGTCGGACACGATCGACAATGTAAAATCGAAGATCCAAGACAAGGAGGGAATCCCTCCGGATCAACAACGGCTCATTTTCGCAGGGAAGCAGTTGGAGGACGGCCGCACTCTGTCCGACTACAACATCCAAAAAGAGTCGACGCTGCATTTGGTTTTGCGTTTGAGAGGAGGTTTAATCATGAGTTTTTAGATTTCGGACGAATCCGCCGATCGTCAACTTACCCTTGTTCTCACGCACCGTCTTCAAAACGGCTTGATCCATACGATTGTTCAAACGATTGAGTAAAGCCGTTTTGGAGTGTTTTTCGATGCGAAGTTTGCGCAAGAATTTCTTTTGGTACGCGCGCTGCAGCACCTCTACATCGCGCATCGTGAAGTATCCGGGCTTGCCGCCCCCACCGACCGACTCGTACGAAGGCGACTCCGGAGCACCGAAGTAGGACGCCGGGAAACTGACGCGACCACCTCGCATGGGCTCCATCTCTTTATCGACGATGGTGTCGAACTGTTTCGACATCACCATCGCGGGATTCGTGTTCATGCTGTCGGTGGGCTCCATGTCCAACAAGTACTTGCGAGTGCTAGGACTCATCGCGTCGTAGGACAATCCGAGACGCTCCAGGAAGCGTCGAGCTTTGGTCACCTTTCCGGAAGTCTCCGTATTCATGCGGGTTTTTATATTAGTAAAATATTATATTAAATCATGTCGGAGGTGAATGAGGGAACATTGAACAATCTTACGACGTATCAATTTTTCGAGCAGAACGATTGCAACGTGGACACCACGCAGACGATTGTTTCCGAGAACGAGGTGTCGTCTCTGTTCTTTTCGGATCACAACGTCAACACGCTCCACGAAGGCATCCGATACAGCGTCTACAAAGACACCGAGAATCACACGGTGATCGATCGTCAGTCCGACAACGAGTTGCGTGTGATCATGAGGTCGATCTATCTCCAATACGCCCGCCATCTGCCTTACCGTGTGGTGGATCAGGTGAAGGAGTTGAACACGCGAGTGCTCGACTTCGCGGTACCGCGCATCTTGGTCGAGTTGAACCAGTACGTCAACTACACTCATCACGCGTCCACTCTTCCGATTCCGCTCGAACATTCTAAGAACGTCTCCAATAAGGGGCAACGCGTGCTGTACATGAATGAGTTTTGAGAATGCGGTTTTTTTTTGTTTGTCTGTTTTAAATACGCTAAACTTCGACATGGCGCAGGCGTTGCCCATCAAGGGCGCATTGGGAACCATTCTGTTCATGATGATGTTTGTGGTTCTCTTCCTTGTGACCTACTTCTTCGGAGATTCCAAGACCCCGGTCTTCTACTTCTTGGTCGTGCTCACCTTGTTCATGTTCATCGCGGTGCTCATGTGCATCGAGAACATTCAGGCGTACACCAAAATGACCGAAGAGTGGGAGAAACAAACCAATCAGGATGTGGTGCTCACCTCGTGCCCGCAGTATTGGACCAAACAGTACGCGATCGATCCGGCAAGCAAGAAGAAGCACACCTTCTGCAACAACAAGATCGAACCGGATATGTACGTGAGCGGTTCCGTGGACAACATGAACAACGCCTATCTCAACAAATCCCTCACCGATCTTCGCGCGGACGCCACGTACCCGGTCGTGGAAACCGATACCCCCACCGACCAGTCTCCTGTCGACTCGTCGGCTTCTCCATAAAAGCCTTTCGAAACACAAAAATATATGTCTTTATTATTAAAACGTCGATGGCGTCTCTTGTCACCGCTGCGCCACTCGTAGTGTTGGCCATCATAGTCGCGATGACGGCGATCTCAATGGGTTACCTGCTTCATCGCAACACGAAAACCAAGAAACGTATCGAAGCTTTTCAAAACTTAGATCCGTCGGATGCGAACTACCTTGAGAATCTGCACACCCACCCGGTGGTGGATCTCCACGTGCAGGAGCAGGTTCAAGAGAGCCCCGACGGACTCTATTCCAACGGTTTCAAAGTCGCTCCCCATACGCACGTGTTCTACGGCGCGGGCGACGGCGAACACTCGCACTTGCCAGGTCAAGGCGGCCCGTGGCTAAGCACGGGCGACAACGCAAATTTCAACGCGAATCACGACAACTTCGAGCATTGGATCAATCCGTACGAGTCCCCTTCCGGCGGAAAGATGGGAATGCAGGTGAATCTAACCAAACTGAACGAAGGCGACGAACAAATGCAACTTAGCCAAGACTCTTCCTTGGGTGGAGGCGCATGCGAAGTGCGACTAAAGGCGACGCAAACGCACGGGTTGTTTCAAAATAGGCTTGTATCCTCCTCCGCTCATCGCTCTCTTGCAGCTATTCTCAAAACATGCGTAAATGTTGTTCGTCACGATCTCGGCGTAGTCGGGTGCGCCGCTGTTCGCAGGCGAGCGTCTTCAGTCCCATGCGGAACTTGTTTCGCAGACTCTTCAAGTTATTTTTCACAAGCGAGGCGTGGTTCTCCATAAGCGACTCCTCCTTGAACGCGGACATGTTCAATTCGGTCGCGCTCTTGTTCATCAGATAGCGGATGAGCTCCATTTTGTAAATGTTCGCCATGTCCTCCATGATCACCACCGTCGCGAACTCGTGGATGTCCGGATCTTCCGCCCAGTAGATGGACATGAAGCTGTTGGTCAACATCTCGAACAAAGTGCACCCCACCGCCCACATATCCGTGTCGCAACCGGAAGGCGCACGATAGGCGGGCGTGCCTTCGCTTTGATCCGTGGTTTCGCTGACGTTTCGCATCATACCAATATCCAACAGCTTGATGTCGTCGTCTACGAATCCGACGTTGTCCGGCTTGATGTCGTTGTGCGCCATCTTGAGTTGAGTGTGGATGTGGGTGACCGCCTTGGGCAGCTCCTCGGTAAGACGAAGGAACATATCCGGGTCCAACACCTCGGATTTCAGGTCGGACAACACCCGAGCGCGCGCGATCGCCACCGTGTCTCGTTTGTTGGTGGTGAACATGGGTACCACGTATTTGGTGTACTTTATCTCGAACGACAAAAGCCCGCATCGTCTGTCCATCTCTTTGGCGTATTTGATCTCCTCGTCGACACCTCCTTTGCTTTTGGCGTGCTTGATCACATAGTGACTCAGTTGTCCTGTTTTTGGATCCTTATGCGTGCATTTGTACACGCGTCCGTAGCTACCTTCCGACAGCAAGTTTTTGAAATCGCATGTCAGCTCTCGTTTTATGCCACAGTCGTCGAACGATATCGGCATGCGCGGCACGTGTTTTTAATAATACTAATGATATTTTGTTGTCGTAACAATCAAAAATATTATTATAGATAACTAACGTGAATGATTCATGTCTAATAGACGGATTCGTTCAAAATTCATTTTGGATAAAAATGCAAATTTGTTTGAATATGCAGATAACAAGCAAGACGTTTCGGTCGATTCTTCTCTCGAATCGCAAACGATGGATGCTAATCACGATAGGTTGGAACGTGAAAAACAACGTCAAAAAAAACGACAAGAACGCAGACAACAAGAACACGCTAAACGTGTGCAAGATATTGAAAAATCATCCTGTGAGAATAAAGCACGTGTGCATCAAAAAGCAGTGAGTGTACGAGAAGATAAATTGAAAAGAGAATCTGAAAAATACAGACAAAACAAGATTATGGAAGAGAAAAAAAAAACGCTTGAGAATGTTCGTAACGAAATCAGAACAAAACAAAAACTCGAACAAGAACGACTGAAACAAGAAAAAGCGAAACGCCACGCGGAGTATAAAGCGCGATACGAGCAAGAGAAAAAAAGGAGATTAGAAGAGAAAAAACGAATCGAACAGCTGCGAAAAGACACGGAGTATTTTAATTTAGAAGAAAAACGTAAGCAGCAAAAAGCTGAAGAAGAGAAACAAAGACTAGAGGAAGAGCAAAGACGACAACAAGAGCAGGAGAGACACCGCGAAGAACGCAAAAAAGAGCGAAAAAACCGTAGATATGGTAATTTGGACCAACAGGCCAGGATAGCGAAAAATGAGAAAATAATTTGTCAACAAAATAGAACCCTATCTCAAATGATAGAGGAGAACGCAACTATCGATGCCGCTGTACAAAAAATTAACGAAGAATGTATCATCGTCGCAAATACCGCAATCGCGAATAACTACATATCGAACGATAAAGCCACACAGATGTACGACGACACGCACATCAACATATTTCAAACACTCACGAGTTTCAACAACATCCAAAAGTATACTGACTTGTCAAAGTGTATCAATTCGTGGAACATCTTCCCTCGTTCTCGTCACTTCAAATTAGACGACGAAGAATGTTTAGAATACGTCCCGGAGGAGATAAACGGAGTTTTCGTTTTGGATGCCTACAACGCGTTGATTCCCGGAGCGTACAAATCGGACTTGTGGCGTTTATGCATGTTGTACGAATACGGAGGAGCCTACATGGATATACACATCAAATGCTTGTCGCCCCACGATTTGCAACAAATGTTTGAAAAGTACGACGGCATTTTCGTCATCGATTGCGAACCGTTTCGAAAGACGGGAATATACAACGCGTTCATGTATTTGAAGCATCGCAAAGACCCTATCGCGTTGCTTCTACTCAAAGATATCGTGGACAACGTCACCAATCGCCGATATCTTGAGCATCCTTTAGCGATTACAGGTCCGATCGCACATGCCAAAGTGCTGATGAAACTGTTCAACTATACCACTCGTTACAGTGAAGAATACCACTACAAAGGACGTACCTACATGCTTCTGCACCATCAAATGCACAAAAAAAGATCAATGTCTACTACCGAAAGCATCCAACACATCGATAAAAACAATAAAAGCACTACCCTAATGCAATGTCGGTATCCCGCGTATCGCGACGATATGCACATCATCAAAAAAACACACGTGCATTACTCGCAAGCTTGGAGAGATAGACAGGTGTATCAAAAAAATTGAATATAAGCACTGGTTCGTAAACATATGCTAATGTGAGTTCGTGATGAGGTCGCTTCCCAAACTCACACGCTTCGTCGATCTCAAAGGAAACTTTGTCGCAACCTCCGCGTTGCGAAAGGTGTTCCTCACGGAGGAGAAACTACCTACGATATGCATCGTGTTCGGACCTCCCGGAGGTGGTAAGAGTTCACTAGCGACCATCCTGGAACACGAGTTGCCCGCGGAGGTGCTCGTCGTAACGAGCAACACTCACAACATAGATCAAACCTTGACGAACTTCATACAACATCGAACGATCGTCAGCATGTTCAATACCCGTAAAAAAATAGTGTTCATAGACGACATCGATATCCTTATCACCATCGATAAGTCGATCGTAACCTTGATTCAGACCCTTCGTCAAGACATTCGGATCGTGTGTACGGTGTCCTCCAGCGAAGAGCGCAAGGTATGCAATCTGAAGAAAATAGCGACCGACGTGGTGCGTCTCACCAGGATGTCCGTACGAGACTGCTTCCTCTTCGTGCGCGACATCGCTACGGTCGACGACGACGACGCTCTGCTCACGTTGTGCAAAACTCACGAGTGCAACCTGAAAAAAATTTTAGTCTATTTGGAGTCTTTGGAGGACCACGGGCGGTCCTCTTCGTCGGTGAGTCAAACGGACGTCTTCCACGACACGAGCGTGTACGAACAGTCTCGGATGGTGCTGAACCAACCCATGCCCAACTCGCTGCTTTGGAGCGTAGCGGAGACGGACGCGCAGATGACCACATTGCTGCTGCACGAGAACATCGTGAACGTCGGCATGTCTCGTGCGAAGGATACGAAAGAGCTTCTGAGGGTGTACGACTCGCTCATAAACGGCGATCTGTACGAACGCGCCGTCTTCGCACGGTGCACGTGGGGATACCTCGGCGTCAACTCGCTCTATTTCGCGAGATTGGCGCTGATCAACCAATTCGCACACGCTCGTCCCAAAACCACGGACAACATCAAATTCACACAGCAGTTCACCAAGTTGTCCACTCAAATGAACACGAAGAAGAAACTGCAAGAGCTCGCTCCGGAAATGATGGACATCTGCAAACTGTTCCCGTTGCTCATCGCGGTGAAAAGCAAGCTTCCGATCAAGACTCTCGCGGATCTGCAAAAGCGCTTCGGAAAGGACTTCGGTCTGTAGAATACGAACGTTCCAGAGACGAATATTTTCTTTTTATTATTTTAAACCTTGTTTGCAATGGACTCTGTGCAAAAATTTTTTTCGTCAAATCGCAATACGAACAACTTAGGCGCGATGATGGTGCTGTTGGTTAGCTTCATTCTAGTGATTTACGTGGCGATGTATCTGTACAAACAGTTCGTTACGACCTCCCTCAAAACGTTGACCATGGTGAAGGACACGCCCCTCAAGATCACCGGGAACTCCATGCATAATCTGAGCGAGAACGACTCCATCCCGACTCAAAGCAACGGGAAGGAGTTCTCCATGTCCGTGTGGATGTACGTGGACAACTCCGACATGGAGTCCACCACCACCCCCAAATTCGTGTTGGCGCGCGCGAGCAGCGCCGGCGCCGTCGCGAACGGGCAGCCAGTGTTCTACATGGACCCGCAGAAAAACAGTCTGAACGTCGCCATTCGCGAAAACTCCTCCATGATCAGTGGCTCGCTCACCGCGGTGCACAACTCCTCGAGTCTGCGCAAGCTCACGATCGACTACCTCCCTATGCAGCGTTGGGTGAACGTGATCTTGGTGATCGATCAAAACTACGTGCAACTCTTCATGGACGGTGAGTTGCGCCAAGTGGACGACCTGAGCACGAGCACGCGCGCTCGGGTGGTGGACGACTCGAGCGGCGACATTTACGCGGGCGGTTCGTCCAACATCACCTCCTTCAAGGGCTTCCTAAGCAAGGTGCAGTGGTTCAACTACGCCGTGACGATCGACCACGCCAAACTGATCTACGCCGCGGGTCCGCTCCGAAAGACGCTCCTGTCCAGTGTCGGTCTGCCTCTCTACGGGATCCGTTCTCCGTTCGTTCGTATCGACGGCACCGAAAGCAACGAATGCCCGGAGACCTCCGCATAAAATATTGGTAATATTTAAACTATTTAGACGATGTCTATGCAGATGAACGCCGCATACGCCGCGGGTGCGTTGGCAATTGGTATGACCATTACCAACTATGTGGTGCCGTGGTTTTTTCCGACGGTGACTCGACACAAAAAAATCGACAACGTGTTGGAAGTTAAACGAATCAAAGTTCCGATCACCACCGGGATGTGCAACCTCGCCGGCACCTTTACCCAAATCAACGCCTCCAATCCGTTCACCACCGGATTCATGTACCTTCCGGACTCGAACAACGCCAAAGGTGGCGCGCAGTTCTCGTACACTTTTTGGTTGAAGCTTACGTCCAACAAACTCAGCAACAGCGGTAAGGTCATCTTCATGCGCGGATTGTACAACGACAAGGGGCGCGTGGAAGGGCATCCGGACGAGGACGATCTGCTCGTCAAATGCCCTCTAGTCAAATTCTCCGACTCGGTGAGCGGGCGTGGTGTGCTGCCCTATCTCGACGTCGAGTTCAACACGCTGAAGAACCCGCACAACAGTATCGTGTTGGACGAGGAAGTCTTTTCTTTGGTGCAGTCGTCGGAGAACAATCCGATGTGGTATCTCGTGTCGTTGGTGTTCCAAGATTACGTGGACTTCACCAATCGCGAGCATGGCGTGCAGGTGCAGGTGTTCCTCAACGACTCGCTCGTCAAGACCGAGGTGATTAAGGACGATTCGATCAAGCTCAATCACGGAGACTTCTACCTGACGCCGACCAACAACGTGAGCGATCCCGACTCGTACTACGGAAACCTGACGTACTACAACTACGCGTTGGACATCATGGAAGTCCAAGACATATTCCTCGGTCGCGCGTCTCAAGGCTCGTGCAACACGAGCGTGTCTCAAGCGAACAGCACCGGGTTCTCGACCAAATATCAGTACAACCGCCTATCCCTTTACAACCAACTTGGTCAAATCTGAAAGGCACGTCTTCGGATCGTGCCGAGTCAAGGGATTCGGGTCCGTGCACGCGCGAAGCGCGGCGTAAAGTCGTCGTCGCGCGTCTCGCGAGTGCTTCGCCACGTTCGGCGTGGAGTTCAAGAACATTTTGGTGAACACCATCCCGAATCCGAATATGTCCACTTTGTCCGCGCTCTCCTCGAACGCCGTGCGCATCAAATCGCTACTGGAGTAGGTGTTCAACGTTTTGTCGACCACATCGATGATGTTCGTAAAATCGGTGCGGTTCTCGCTTTGTACGTAGTTCGCGCTCACGTCCGACGCAATGAAGCGCGACAGTTGGACCACCTCATCCGATCCTTGGATGGTCCGATAGTCGTGGTAAATTTTGAACTCCGGGGGGTAGTACTCGTAGTTGAATGTCAATATGTAGTCCTGATCGCTGTCGTAAAGTCGATCGAACGGGATCATCAAACCGAAATCCGTAAGGTAAAAGCGACCCTCGTGCACCATTACGTTACTCGGCTTGATGTCACGGTGACAATAACGCGCCTCGGCGAGCATAACCAACCCTTTCAGCAACGAAACCATGCCCGGTAAAAAATCCATGATGTCGTAGTGTTTTTCGGAAGACATGAAGAAGCAGAGATCCACTCCGCGATAGGCGTACACGAGTTGCGTGACCATCGCGGCGTCTCGTGCGTGCTTGCACGTCTTGCGCAGTTTCGCCGTAGGCGCGAAGGTGCACGTTTTCTCTAGCGGGATGGTGAAGCTCGATTGCGGATCGATCGTGCGCACGATCTCCATGATGAGCTCCTCGTCTTTGGCCAGTTTCAGGTCTCCGAAGATTTTCCCCACGAAGTCCTCCCCACCCTCCTTCATGGAAGCGCACGGAAGCTTCGGGGAACGGTACACGCACCCGTACGCGCCCTCGCCGAGTTTGTTGTCGCACTGCATTGTGGTTATTTTATGTAAAAATATGTTTTTCCACGAACCGTTCTTGAGTCGGATCGTACTTGCTGATCCGCAAGGCGTCGTCGTCGAAGCTTAGCTTCCATTTCTTGTTTCCGAGCAGGAGATCCCCGTTGACCATGGTGCTCCCGTCTTTGTTCACTTCGAACAAGCTCTCCTCCTTGTAGTTGAGCGCATCCCCTTGATTGTTCCCTACCGTGATAAAGCTTCGATCGGAATCGACCTTCGAAGAGTTGATCAGTATCCGGTCCGAGTAGAATTTGTTCGTCACCAAGTCGCGGAAGTTCGTGGTCGAAATCCGTTTGATTTCGTGGAAATCGTTGATCATGCGATAGATGGACCCCGTGTTCATCAAACTCTTCGAGTTCGTGATGACCTCGAACAGCAGCTTACTCGACAAGATGCTCGCGTACACGGTCTCGGAGCTCTCGATGTACGTCTCCGTGGTGTCCAAGGCCGTGAAGAAATTGTCGTAATCGGTTTCGGAATACACGAAGTCGTCGATGATATTGTCCTCGCCCGAACGCGCGGTTCCGGTACCCAACGATCTGCCGGAGTACAACGAGTCGTAGGAGATGGTTTGACTCTGAGATCCGACGAGACCGTTGTACTCGTTGATCGGATACTCCGACGCCAAAATGCTGTCCAGAGCGGATCTAGACAGATACGCGGCGTTCACCAATATTTCGTCGACATACCTCTCCATGAAATAGGCCGAACTCCTCATCGACATGATTTTTTTATTGTACGAGGTATCCGTCCGAAAGAGCGTATTCTGTTGGATTGCGGGAGAAATAGATTTCTCGGGAACGTACGAAACATCGGTGATATTTTTGATATACTCAAGCAAATCGTACGACGTGACGATATCGTAAGTCGTCTCATTGTTCTTATCTCGATCGGTGTACAAATCGTAGTTGGTTCCGGTTCCGCTAAGCGACGACTTTAAGCGCGCATAAATTTTTTCATCAAAAAGATACTGCGCGGCCGATCGAACAACTTCGAATGTTGCGATTTTACTCGATAATATTTCATCAAAATCTGTATCATCAAATAAACTCTCTTTGATGATCTCAAATGAATTATTGTTATCGTGTACGCCATTGAGTTCGCCCAAGTGTAATTGATTTTTTATAAGAGATTTAATGTTATTTTCGTATGCATCTTCCCCTTTTGCTAAGAACTTGTCGTCAATGTCGTCGTATAGGTTATTCACGATGTCCGCAACCACTGTTCGAGACGGAACCAAGCCCTCTTTGTCGTCGAACCCAACACCACCGGCGTCGTAATTCGTGTACGATTTCCATTTTTTTTCAGCACCTGTTACATCGGTAATATTCGAATACAAAAACCTGGACATCGACCGATTCGTCATTTCCAACTCATCGAACGCGTGTCCATACAGGTAATCACTAAACGTACCTACCGTCAAAGGAATGTAATACGGATCGTCTGTAGATGAGTCGAGTATCGTATTCACCCAATTGTGATTGTAGATATCATTATCCACGTCCAAGATTCCAAAATATTGAGCAAAAGCGTTGTATCGAAACACATCAAACAAATCTTGAACACGCGCATTTTTCCCCATCAATACGTCTACGTTTGGATCAGTTCCGTCAAGGAGTGACATACCAAGTTCGATTTGCTTCTTATCGACCGACAAGGCAATGTCCACCTCGCTGTACAAGTTCGAGTTGTTTCTTGCTGTGGAATACGCAATGTAGTTTTTGACCGCCTCGATCGTGGCGGGTTGTGTAGTCCTTGTCGCTATAGGAATAGCTTCCCATGGATCGCTGTAGTCGAAGAGGAGTACATTGTCTGTATCATGGATAATGCCGACCATTGTGCTAGGCTCGTTGATCGTGTACGTACGAAGTTTGAATTCGGTGAAATTCTCCATTTCCAACATACTCGGTACGCGATGCGGGACCATTACCGAGTCGTAAAGCGCATAGTCTTCCTTTCGTTCGTAGTAGTAATCCAACCACTTCTTCGGAGTGTTGACCACGAAACCACCCAAACCGAACCCGCGTTTGATCTCAAATGGATCGGACGCGCTACCTCGTAAGAGCGAGCCTCCTAATGGGTCCCCTGTGATTAAACTACCAAACTTAGTATAATCAAAAATTGCTTTTGAAATGGTATCACCATCCTTGTTCCTCATAATTTGATGAAAGTTGTTATCACTGGGTCGATTGTCAAACAAGAATTGTTCCAACGCGTCGTTCGTGATTAATAGCGATTTTTTTTCGTTTTGATGATTGTGTATATTCAAGGTATACATCTCAAACATGTTCACCTTGTAGCCTTCTACGAGCAGCTTAGCACCATCTGCAGAGTACTGGAATGTATTAGTGAATGTCGCCCCGTCTTTTATCGTTCCGAAAAGAGTGTCCAAATACGTCGGATTCACAAAGCTAACCTCAGTTCTGTCGTCATTGAAATTTATGAAATCCTCGGTTACACGACCCTGGAAACCGCTCAAAAAGTTCTGCTGAAACAAATAGTTAGACAATGTTTCCATCCTCGGATTCGTCGACACAACTCCGTATTGTTCCCATCGATGTTAATGGGGATGGTATCATCGGTGCTTAAAGGGACCAAGTGATATTTTTCGATGTAATCGTATAAATTTTGATAACTCACCAAGTAATGTCGATACTTGGGAGTATCGTCATTGATATACCAAGCATCGGTTGTGAAGTTTGCGGTACTCACCACGTCATCGTACGATGGGTACACGCCCGGTTCGTATCCGCCTGAGCTTGTACTTCTAACGAACTTGTGTTTCACATACTCTCCGTATTCATCTGTCAGATATCTCCTTAACAAGCTCTTTATTGATCAATTGTTTGGTATTCGTGGTGGTAAGACTAGTGTCGTAATCGAGTAATATGTTCGAAAGCGTACCCCAATTGATCAGTTTTGTGCTTTCATTGAGATCCATCGCATCGCAAGTCGTTTTGAAATCGTTCGCATTGAACACATTGTCGGATTCGTCTACGTTGTCAAAATAGACGTATTTGCGCAACACTTGATTTACGGAGTAATCCTCGATCATATCGAACGTATACATCCCCGTTGGAATCCCATGTATCAAATCGAGATCTCCACTAAATCCATCCCGTTTAGTTTCATAGTTCGGTATTGAACCACTCAATGTATATTCTGTCAAACATACGCTCTCTACAAATTGAGCGATGTGTTGGACTTTAGCAAGCTCCGTAATAGCTTTGATACTACTAAATCGATACTGATTGTCACCTGACAAATGAGTTGAGCTTTCGTGTATATCCGTCTTGGGCACATAGGTAACATCCGAGTACGACTCTTGATGTTCCAAAATGTTCCCCACAATCATACGATACGTCATCGGTGCCGACATGATGGTTTTACCTACTGGGTAATTCGTGGTAGTGACAGACGGACTTACGATGTAAGACGGCTCAGCACTGAGCAAAACTTCGTACGTGCTGACCTCATGGTTAAAATCCCCAGTACTATCAAAATTGTTCCAAATGTACTGGAATGCGTTCGACGCACGACCCCATGCGATATCATCCGATTCGTCTCCTGTTCGGAAATGATCCAGATCAAGGATGAAATTTCCAATTTCTTGTTGGCCTTCCAATGTACCTAACTTATTGTCGAACTCGACGCGTAAGCGATCGATGTTGCACCTCGCGAACCCCACCATCAACGCCGTGGTCGGATAGGTGTCGTACAAGGTGTCGAACGTTTCGAAAACTTCATCAAATTCGCTACCATGAAGACGGATCGCAACTCCGTGGATCGGGTCGTCGTACAGACGTGACAAATTCTCGTAGTAATCCTCGTAACTGTCGATCTCTCGCTTGAAGCGCGTTTGGAAGTCGCTGATGTCGTGGAACTCCAGCTTCGCCCACTCCACCGGCTCGTTGTTGGAGGTGACCAAGAAGTGCTTGAACTTGTCGTCGGTGGTGGCGTTGGAGAGTCGCAGGGTCAGATCGCCGCGCATCAAACGGTCGCGGAACCAAGTGTCGCTGTCCTCCTCGTACTCCTCCCGTACGATCTCGATGAGGTTACTCCCCTTCAACGAGGTGACGGTGTCGTTGGTGAGCTCCCGAAGGGTCTGCCACATGTCGTCGTAGTCGGTGAGGATGCGGGTGTTGCTCTGCTCGTTGGTCCACTCGATCTGCATGTCTTTCATCTTGGGCACCAACCCGGCGGTGTGGGGGTCCACCTCGTCCACCACGATTTGAATCACGTCGCCCTCCACACCGTCCTCCTCGCTGAACACGTGGTTGAAGTGGACGTTGGAGCCGGTGAGGCGGATCATGTTCGACAGCGAGTGCTCCTCGGCGTCGTTGGAGGCGGTGAACTGCAGGGTGGTGACCCGGGCCCACTCGTCGGTGCCGGTCAGGTAGCTGTGATGGTTGTGATCGTTCGACAACCGCAACGTCAGGTCTCCACGCATCAGTTTGTCGGAGTACCACTCCTCGCTGCCGTCGTACTCCTCTCGAACGATCTCCAGCAGATTGGTCCCGTGCAACGAGGTGACGGTGTCGTTGGTGAGCTCCCGGAGGGTCTGCCACATGTCCCGTAGTCGGTGAGGATGCGGGTGTTGCTCTGCTCGTTGGTCCACTCGGTGTGCAGGGCCTTCATCTTGGGCACCAACCCGGCGGTGTGGGGGTCCACCTCGTCCACCACGATTTGAATCACGTCGCCCTCCACGCCGTCTTCCTCGCTGAACACGTGGTTGAAGTGGACGTTGGAGCCGGTGAGGCGGATCATGTTGGACAGCGAGTGCTCCTCACCGTCGTTGGAGGCGGTGAACTGCAGGGTGGTGACCCGGGCCCACTCCCCGGAACCGGCCAGATAACTGTGGTGGTTATGGTCCCAGTTGATGAAAATATCTCGAATCGTTTCGCTGAATTCGTCGACCATCAACTGATCGTCGAGAATCTTGGTCTTTCCGTCCTGTCGCGTTCGAATGGTCGCGAATCGCGCCGACATCCCCGCGGTCAACTCGTTGGAGAGACTGTAGAAGTTGCAACGTGCGAATCCCACCATCAACGCGGTGGTCGGATAGGTGTCGTACAAGGTGTCGAACGTCTCAAATACCTCCTCCAACTCGCTATCGTGAAGACGGATCACGACCTCGTTGATCGGGTCGTCGTACAAGCGTGACAAATTCTCGTAGTAATCCTCGTAACTGTCGATCTCTCGCTTGAAGCGCGTTTGGAAGTCGCTGATGTCGTGGAACTCCAGCTTCGCCCACTCCACCGGCTCGTTGTTGGAGGTGACCAAGAAGTGCTTGAACTTGTCGTCGGTGGTGGCGTTGGAGAGTCGCAGGGTCAGATCGCCGCGCATCAAACGGTCACGGAACCAAGTGTCGCTGTCCTCCTCGTACTCCTCCCGTACGATCTCGATGAGGTTACTCCCCTTCAACGAGGTGACGGTGTCGTTGGTGAGCTCCCGAAGGGTCTGCCACATGTCGTCGTAGTCGGTGAGGATGCGGGTGTTGCTCTGCTCGTTGGTCCACTCGATCTGCATGTCTTTCATCTTGGGCACCAACCCGGCGGTGTGGGGGTCCACCTCGTCCACCACGATTTGAATCACGTCGCCCTCCACACCGTCCTCCTCGCTGAACACGTGGTTGAAGTGGACGTTGGAGCCGGTGAGGCGGATCATGTTCGACAGCGAGTGCTCCTCGGCGTCGTTGGAGGCGGTGAACTGCAGGGTGGTGACCCGGGCCCACTCGTCGATGCCGGTCAGATAGCTGTGGTGGTTGTGATCGTTCGACAACCGCAACGTCAGGTCTCCACGCATCAGCTTGTCGGAGTACCACTCCTCGCTGCCGTCGTACTCCTCTCGAACGATCTCCAGCAGATTGGTCCCGTGCAACGAGGTGACGGTGTCGTTGGTGAGCTCCCGGAGGGTCTGCCACATGTCCCCGTAGTCGGTGAGGATGCGGGTGTTGCTCTGCTCGTTGGTCCACTCGGTGTGCAGGGCCTTCATCTTGGGCACCAACCCGGCGGTGTGGGGGTCCACCTCGTCCACCACGATTTGAATCACGTCGCCCTCCACGCCGTCCTCCTCGCTGAACACGTGGTTGAAGTGGACGTTGGAGCCGGTGAGGCGGATCATGTTGGACAGCGAGTGCTCCTCACCGTCGTTGGAGGCGGTGAACTGCAGGGTGGTGACCCGGGCCCACTCCCCGGAACCGGCCAGATAACTGTGGTGGTTATGGTCCCAGTTGATGAAAATATCTCGAATCGTTTCGCTGAATTCGTCGACCATCAACTGATCGTCGAGAATCTTGGTCTTTCCGTCCTGTCGCGTTCGAATGGTCGCGAATCGCGCCGACATCCCCGCGGTCAACTCGTTGGAGAGACTGTAGAAGTTGCAACGTGCGAATCCCACCATCAACGCGGTGGTCGGATAGGTGTCGTACAAGGTGTCGAACGTCTCAAATACCTCCTCCAACTCGCTATCGTGAAGACGGATCACGACCTCGTTGATCGGGTCGTCGTACAAGCGTGACAAATTCTCGTAGTAATCCTCGTAACTGTCGATCTCTCGCTTGAAGCGCGTTTGGAAGTCGCTGATGTCGTGGAACTCCAGCTTCGCCCACTCCACCGGCTCGTTGTTGGAGGTGACCAAGAAGTGCTTGAACTTGTCGTCGGTGGTGGCGTTGGAGAGTCGCAGGGTCAGATCGCCGCGCATCAAACGGTCACGGAACCAAGTGTCGCTGTCCTCCTCGTACTCCTCCCGTACGATCTCGATGAGGTTACTCCCCTTCAACGAGGTGACGGTGTCGTTGGTGAGCTCCCGAAGGGTCTGCCACATGTCGTCGTAGTCGGTGAGGATGCGGGTGTTGCTCTGCTCGTTGGTCCACTCGATCTGCATGTCTTTCATCTTGGGCACCAACCCGGCGGTGTGGGGGTCCACCTCGTCCACCACGATTTGAATCACGTCGCCCTCCACACCGTCCTCCTCGCTGAACACGTGGTTGAAGTGGACGTTGGAGCCGGTGAGGCGGATCATGTTCGACAGCGAGTGCTCCTCGGCGTCGTTGGAGGCGGTGAACTGCAGGGTGGTGACCCGGGCCCACTCGTCGATGCCGGTCAGATAGCTGTGGTGGTTGTGATCGTTCGACAACCGCAACGTCAGGTCTCCACGCATCAGCTTGTCGGAGTACCACTCCTCGCTGCCGTCGTACTCCTCTCGAACGATCTCCAGCAGATTGGTCCCGTGCAACGAGGTGACGGTGTCGTTGGTGAGCTCCCGGAGGGTCTGCCACATGTCCCCGTAGTCGGTGAGGATGCGGGTGTTGCTCTGCTCGTTGGTCCACTCGGTGTGCAGGGCCTTCATCTTGGGCACCAACCCGGCGGTGTGGGGGTCCACCTCGTCCACCACGATTTGAATCACGTCGCCCTCCACGCCGTCCTCCTCGCTGAACACGTGGTTGAAGTGGACGTTGGAGCCGGTGAGGCGGATCATGTTGGACAGCGAGTGCTCCTCACCGTCGTTGGAGGCGGTGAACTGCAGGGTGGTGACCCGGGCCCACTCCCCGGAACCGGCCAGATAACTGTGGTGGTTGTAATCCCAATTGATGAAAATATCCCGAATAGACTCGTCGAAACTAGACGCTACCAACTCTTCGTCCAAGATTTTGCTAACCCCGCCGTTTTGTCTTATCTTGATAGTCGCAAAACGTTTCGACATACCCACCGTCAACTCGTTGGAGAGACTGTAGAAGTTGCAACGTGCGAACCCCACCATCAACGCCGTAGTCGGATAGGTGTCGTGCAGAGTGTCGAAGGTTTCCATGTGGGTCTCTTCCGTATCGATACGGAAGGTAAACTCGGTGTCTGTATCGTTGTACAGACGTGACAAATTCTCGTAGTAATCCTCGTAACTGTTGATCTCTCGCTTGAAGCGCGTTTGGAAGTCGCTGATGTCGTGGAACTCCAGCTTCGCCCACTCCACCGGCTCGTTGTTGGAGGTGACCAAGAAGTGCTTGAACTTGTCGTCGGTGGTGGCGTTGGAGAGTCGCAAGGTCAGATCGCCGCGCATCAAACGGTCACGGAACCAGGTGTCGCTCTCCTCCTCGTACTCCTCCCGAACGATCTCGATGAGATTGCTACCGCGCAGCGAGGTGACGGTGTCGTTGGTGAGCTCCCGGAGGGTCTGCCACATGTCGTCGTAGTCGGTGAGGATGCGGGTGTTGCTCTGCTCGTTGGTCCACTCGGTCTGCAGGGCCTTCATCTTGGGCACCAACCCGGCGGTGTGCGGGTCCACCTCGTCCACCACGATTTGGAGAACGTCGCCCTCCACGCCGTCCTCCTCGCTGAACACGTGGTTGAAGTGGACGTTGGAGCCGGTGAGGCGGATCATGTTCGACAGCGAGTGCTCCTCGCGTCGTTGGAGGCGGTGAACTGCAGGGTGGTGATGCGTTCCCATGTCTCTTTTCCGGATAGATAGTGATGGTGCTCTTTGCTCCACCGAAGAAACAACTCCCCGTGTTTGTCGTCGGTAGTGTCGCCGTGAACGTTCATGTCGAATATCGGAGATTCGGCGTAGCTTGTGATCGACAAGCTACGATACCGTTCTCTCAAACGAGGGTCCAAATCCTCGTGATACAAATGATGCAACAAATACGCGGTCGGCGCGTAGTTGGATTTCGAGTTGAACAGCTCGTTGGTCAAATACACGAGCCCGTTTCTGTTTTCGATCGCTTGTGCCTCCGGGAGATGCCCCCACATGGCGGTTCCCTGCGTGTCCATAGATCGAAGGAAAATGTGTACGTTTTGTTCCTCCGGTTCCAACACACCCGTCATATCGAAACCATCCTCCGGAGTGATGATTAGATCGTCCGCCACTGTCATACGGTTCGCAACGATGTTCCCTCCCAGTATTTCTACGGCGTCGCGATGTTGGGTCGCCATATCTCCACAACCCAGATTTGAACGTGCGAGATAACTGAAATCGCTTAATTCCGACAGGTTACACGCTCGTTCCAAAAAGATGTGCTCTTGATGATACACGATGTTGGAGAGCACGTCGGGAATGGCGTACAGATCGTGAAAGTTGCCGGTGTGGGCGATCGTATGCAACTCCAAATGATTTCGAGCGGCGAAGACGTCGTCTATGTCGGACAAGTTGTTGCTCGCGTGGATGAATCGTGTTTCGGTGTTGCTAAAAGCGCTGAGTTGTATTGGTCGATTGTCCAAATGGTAGTAGTTCGACGTGAAAGCAACCTCTTGCACACCTAGGATACGTAGATTCGCTAGTAAATCTTCTTTTAGAAGCGGATCTTCGATGTATTCGGACAAGGCCTTGCTTGTTTGGAGTCGTTGGTTGATTTTTTCGTTCAGGGTGTTGTTCACGTCGAACACCACGGTAGCGGACACCGTGTTGGTGTCGCTCTTGGTAAGTTGGCGTATGATTTTGAAATTCCGGTACCGCATACGAAAATGTTCCTCGGTGGAGGAGTACACGAAATACGGAATGAACACCGAGTTCGCCTCTGTCGCGCTGCTTTCGAAGTCGTTCGTTCGATAGCTCGGCGGTCGAATGAATATTTCTCCGGCTTTGACTTGTTCTGTTAGCAGCTCTTTGTCGAGAGTCAGATTCTTCAGAGCTATCGACGGAGTGATCTCGGACAAATTGTTGTTCGCGGTCAACAGGCCTCCCTCGTTGAGTCGACTGAGCGAATTGAACATATCGCTGAAATTGAGTTGCATCTTGTACAGTGCGAACATCGAAGCCACCTCTTTTTGCATGATATCCCTTCCTCGATTCACCCTCGGGTAGTCGTGACTAAGTGCCAGACGCGAAAGAGGAGCGTCGGAACTTTGCTCTTCTACGATCAGACTGAAGGAGGTCCTATCGCCTCCCAATCGAAGTGTCTGTGCGTTGAGAACGTCGATGTTCACTACCGGGTTTTCTTCGTCGTCCGCGGTTGGGATGTACTTTCGGATGGTCTCTATCATGAGATCGTGATTCACGAACTTCGCATCGTTCGAGAACGCGCTCAATGGGATGTCTTCTTGTTTGATTTGCGCCCACGTGACCAATGGATACGGTTGCCATTGGAGAGTTCCTTTTTGATCCCCCAGAATGAGAATTGCGTTGTCTTCGATACCATGAGGAGGTCTCAGCTGCACGTCTTCCACATCGAGTTTTAGGGTACCGCCGGTGATATGCACGTTACTGGAGGACGCCTGCGCTAAATCATTGAGACCGAGCGCTTTCCTTGCCAAGCACGGATTATCTAAATCCCACAGATTATGCTTGGTCTGCAAAAATGCCATCGTTATTCTAATAGAGATTTTAAAAGATCCTATTATTTATACAGGCTCAAATTGAACAATTTCGAAGTCTCTCATGTAGTCGTTCAAGGTGTCTCCGCGACCGATAATAATGTTCCGTATCACATCTTCGGTTTCTCTGAGTTTTTGTTTCAACCGGTCTCGCACAGAACGAAAGAGAGACGGAGGTACTGCAGCGCCCATGTCCAAGCCGACGCTCGTTGCCATACGAACGATCCCATATTGTTCCGGGATCACCGCATTCGCGATCGGTGTTGTGGTCCACATGGCGTCACCGTTGGTTTGACCCATCACGACGACGTCGTCTTCAAGCGTCTGTATCTTCTTTGGGATGATCAAGGAATCTTTCACGTGTACCGAGCGCGCGATCAATGCCGTTCCGCTCATATGAACGGCAGAGGCGTGTTGTGTCGCCGCGGTTCCGATCCCTAACGATTCACGACACCGTCGCTTGCTCTCTTCGTCGTCTTTGATCTGCTCGAACGGAAACTGACGATCGAAGAACGGTACGTCGTTGTCGAATAGACTGACACGATCCGGTCGAATCGTCAGCGAGTCGAAGGTGCTCGTGTAAGCGATCGGTTCAATCTCCAATTCCTTGTACAATCGCATCAGATAGTCGTTTCGGACAACCGGATCCGAGTAGTCGACGGTCCGTATTTGTTGCAAATTCGACAACGACTCCAAATATTCTTTCACAAATGTTCGATCTACTTCTGTGAACTCTTCGTTCGCGAGCACGGTATCTAGATTCGCGGTGTAGTCGATGTAACTTTTGGGGATTTGGTTGTTCAACAAACCCCTGATCTCGTCCAGATTGTTTTCTCGTCGTAGCATATTCGAAGTTACGTATCGATTAGTGAACTCGGTGAACAAAAAAACGTTAGAGTAACGTACCGTGCGTGTGTTGAGCACGTCTTGGTAGTCGTCCATACTCAAGGTGGGGTTGAACGAGTTCAACAGAGCGTCGTTACTTGTGGTCAACGTGAGGAAATACCGGTACGAGATTCCGAACTCTTCCGGATTCGTCTTGAAATGATCCAGAGTGCTCGAAGCATCGTTCTTGTATACTCGAACGAGGCCTTTAACGTCGGATTTCGCGATCGGAAATTCGTTATGGGGTAGATGATAGATGAAGAAGGCGTCGTCCTCGGTCGTGGATCGACCCAGCGCGAGCTGCATTCGTTTGTTTCGATCGTTGTCGTCTCGTGTACCGCCAAAACGTTGCAGTGCCAGCGAGGGAATGTACGCGGACCCTTCGACCACGAAGGGAGAGGTTTGCAACTCCAAACGTTCTCGATTTAATTGGGAGATAGTGCCCACCTTCAATCGATCTTTGATGGCTTGGATATCGTCGAAATCGCGCAGATGATTGTATTTGCTCGCGAAGTAGGCGTTGTTCGAGTGCACCTGCTCGACGTAGTCGTTCACTCGTTCGATGATGCTGTCGAATTGTTGTAAATACATGGTTTCGAGTTCCTGTTTGTAGCTCTGCATGGTTCGAAGCGTATGCACGTGCGCGTTGTCGAGTCGACACAACCCGTACGTCGACGATGTCGCGATCGGAAACGGGTTCAGTTCCGGTAGATCGTAACGACCGCTGTTCGGGTCGTATCGTACGATTCCTCCGGTGCGTAAGGGAGACGATGGGTTCCAATAAAGTTCGTTGATCGCAACATCTCTGACTTGGTTGAAATCGTTTAATGTTTGAAACTCGCTCAAACCCAAGAACTCGCGAGCTGCTTCGGCGTCTTCTAAGGTTTCGAGATTCGCGGTCAGAACGTTCGGAGTGATGGTAGTGGGGCCGAATCGTTTGGAGAACAGATTCCAACTCACATTGGAGTTGTACTCTAAGGGAACGTCGTGAATGTTTCCCGTGAACGCCACTTTCGCTAGTTCGCTGACGCGCACGTAGTCCTCGTCGTTGCTAAATTTGGAGAGTGGAATTTGATCCATGGGTGGTATGATCCAATGTGGATGCTTGTGGTATCGATCATGGGCGTAGAACATGGCGGCGTTCTCGTCGTTGAACAGAGCGATACGTTCCACGTTCGCCTCGCGTACCACAAGTCGTACGTTGTGCGTATCTTGGAACGCGCATGTGTCGAGTTTCAAATTGGATCGAGATTGTTCGACACACCACAGGTCGTGGAGATTGTTTGTGCGTGACAACATACTTGCCATAAATCCACAGGGTTTTCCGCGGCACTTAACCGACGTTGACTTGAGTTCGGAGGAGTTCGCTGAACAAATTTCGATAGATCTCGATGCGCAACTCGAACTCCTGCACGAGACGATACAACGTCACGGAGGAAATGGCCATGTCGTCCTCTTTGACCTCGGTATCGGAGGTCAGACGCACGGTGCCGTAGCTGGTGGTGGTAGCCTTGGGTAACGGGCGCCATTGCGCGGTGCCGATGTCGTCCGTACACATCAAAAAGTGCCCGTTGTTGTCCGGATCGAACTGATATTGTAGATTCTCCATCAGCTCAAGTCGTTGAAAGGTGGCGTCTCCTCGAAGTGTTCCGACGTTGTTCGCGTTCAACAGCGCCATATCGCCGAGCCCTAGGTTTCTGCGCGCGATCTCGACGTTCTTGTTCAACTCGGATAGGCAATTCGCTTGGGTGAGGTATCCGGTGTCGTTCTCGAAATCGGAGAGCTTGGTGGGGCGATTTTCCATCGTCATCCAATCCCCCGTGTGGGCGATGGGATGCAACTCCAAATTGGTTCGCGCGATGCTAGGGTTGTCCACTCGCATGTTGTCGTCCAACGTGAGGAACGTGTCGAACCCTTCCACTTGATTAATATGGGTAGGCACGGATTTTCGAATCGCTTCGAGTCTCTCGGAATTCACGCGAAAGTATTCGTTCACCGCGTTGACGGACGGGACGACGTCGTTTCGCGCAGAGCTCAACGTTTCGTTGATGTTCGCCAAAGAGTACACCTCTACGTAGTTGTCCAACAGATAGACCATACCGGGAGAGGTGTCGGACGCGGTGGGTTGCAAACTGGTGGTGACGATTTTGCCTTCGGCGTCCACTTGCAGATAGACGGTGTCTCCCATCGTGTTCGGGATGATGAGTTTGGAGGACTCGTCGAAGACGATATCTTTCAGGAAGACCGTGTCGCCCACGTTGAGCGTGGATAACGAGCCCAACTGCAAGGTTTTGCGAACCTCCTCGATGTTCGCGTCGGACAGATTGCTGTCGCGTCGCAGCAGTCCGTACTCCTCCACCACTTTGTCGATGTCCGGATGTTCGACCACCGCCTCGATGGAGCTGATGTTGTCGAGGCGAAACTTCATCAGATTGAAAAAATTCACCACCGAACCTGCGCTAGCGACCAGACTCGGTTCGGAATCGTACACGTCCAGATCGTTCGTGATCCGTACCAACCCGTGGCGCTCCGTCGTGGCGTACGGAATGTTGCACGCCACCACGCGCATGTCCTCCGGTCGTACGGTCAGATAGCAGTCCGCGTTCATGTCCACATCCGCGGTCGGTAGATAGAGCGAGTCCAACGTGAGTTCGTCGACCAATACATGATTGTTCCACTTGACGATGCCCAAATCGCCGATTCCTAAGTTTGCGCGAGCCTGCGCGGCGTCCTCCACGTCCTGCAAGTTGGATCTGCTGTTGAGATAGCGTACGTCGTTGATTAGCTCGGAAGTACGAAAAAACCGGGTTGTCATGGACTCGTAGGAACCCTCGAACGCCACGGGTTTCAAATCGGAGGCTTTGACGAAGCGATCGGGATCGTCCGGATCGTTACGAAATCCTGACATGGGCACCGCTCGTTGGTCTCTGCGCAGCCAATCCTTCCATAGAGGATCGACGTACTCCAACTCGCCGTCGTCTCCGAGGACGAGGATTCTGCCCGGTGCGCGACTGGGATGTTCGTACACCAAATGCTCCAATTGGATGGTGCCGCCGGTGATGACCACGTCGTTGGCGTTTTGGGTCGCCAACGTTCCGATTCCCTAAGTTAGGCGCGAGCGCATGCGGGAGAATCTACATCTCCGAGGTTGTTCTCCGCTTTGAGGAACAAACTCATTTGTTATTTAAAAAATGTATTCTTTAGGAACGAATACACAATGCCGGGCGGGCTCTTGCAACTGGTGGCAAGCGGGTCGCAAGATCTGCTGCTCAACGGAAATGCGTCGGTGAGTTTCTTTAAAAAGGTGTACAAAACGTACACCAATTTCGCGATGGAGAGCATGCGAGTGACGTTGAATCGTACTAGCATGAACTACTCGGAATCGACTACGTTGGTCGCTCGATTCAAGCGTCACGCGGACTTGGTGCAAGACGTCTATTTGAGCATCGAGATCCCCGAGATACGTAAAGTGGACAAGGAGCAGTTCGCGTACGTGCGGCATTTTGGAGAGACCCTCATCAAATCCTACAGCGTGTACGTGGGCGGCACCGTGGTGGACAAACAGACCGGAGAGTGGCTGCATCTGTGGAATCAGCTGAGCATGTCGGCGGACAAACGATACGGGTACGATCAAATGATCGGGAACACGAACGAGATCTTCGCGCCCGACAACAACCACTGGCTCAAACACGGAGAGGTGCAAGGTGCGTCGCACGCGGTTGTACATACCGCTGCGATTCTGGTTCAACCGGTCTCCGGGTCTGGCGCTGCCCTTAGGTGGCGTTGCAATACCACGACGTCGAGATTCACATCGAACTGAGACCCATGCGCGAGTTGTTCACGATCAACGGGTTGGCTCCAAGCGGGAGAGTTTCCTATTTCCCGAACGAGGTGATCGACGTGACCCCTTATCTGGAGACCAACTACATTTTTCTTGACACGAACGAACGAGCGTTCTTCGCGCGCAGCTCGCACGACTATCTGATCGAACAGACGAACTGCTTCGTCACTACGAACGTGGATCGTGTTACGAACACGGAAATCACGGTGTCCAACCCGGTGAAGGAGTTCGTGTGGGTGTTCACGAGCGCGGACGCGCACAAGACCAACTCGTGGTTCGACTACGGCCATCGTCACCAAATACACTCGAGCTCTTGTATGCAAACGAACTCGTGCGACTGCGGGCACGGTGACGGATACGCGATGGAGTCGGCTCGAATCATGTTCAACGGACTGGAACGCGTGGAAGCCAAAAGTCCGGAGTATTACAATCTCTTGCAGCCCTATCAGCACCACAGCGTGATTCCCGGACGAGGCATCTACTGCTACAGCTTCAGTTTGCATCCGGAGCAGTTCCAACCGTCGGGGGCGTGCAACTTGGCGCGTATCAAGCGCGTTCAACTGCAAACGGTGCTGGAGCCGAGCGCGAAGCACATGGATTTGCGCGTGTACGTGTTGAATTACAATTTTCTACGCGTGATGGCCGGTTTGGGTGGTTTGGGTTACGCGTAGCGTTAGATTTTATGTGCGCATTACAAAAAAGGACACCATGCTGTTTTCGCTCGTGTTCAACCTTTCGTACTTGGTTTTCATGGGGCTGTGCATGTACTACGTGGTGCTGTACTCGAAACTCGCGGAGGACGTGGCCTACTTGCGAGACCTCGCGACCAAGGCGAAAAAAAAGTACCTTAAATAAAAGGCAGATGAGCTCACGCATGGGCGATCTCTCGGGGTCCCCGGCGGTCACCGAGAAATTCGACAACATTCGCCGCGTGGTTCGCAAAACGACCGATAACCACAAGGGACTGCAGGCTAAATTGAAGAGCATCACCGAGATCAACACCAAACTCTCGCAAAGCTACGACGTGTCGCTGCGCGTCATCGTGGACGTCAGTAAGCTTCTGAATCAGTACATCAGCTTCTTCAACGACATCGACGGGCTTCTGTCTCAGTTGGACATCGACGCGAGCAACGCCTCTACGGGAGACTACGTGAAGTACATCAATCGGTTGACGTCCGACAATTTGGACAAGATGACGCAGGAGTTCAAAACGCAGCTGGACAAGTTGGTCCCTCTGTTTCAGAAGAACGACATGCCCTCGCAGCATCTCGTAGAGTACGGTCAACTGTTGGACGGCATCAACAAGGAGGCGAAGCAGCTGGTGAGGGGGTGGGCGCATGGTAAGTCCGTAAAAAAATTGAACGCATCCAAAAAGAAGACCGCCACCAAAAAGAAGTAGACCGGAACAAAGATGCTCACCATAATCTCCGGAACGATGTTCGGCGGCAAGACCTCCACTCTTCTCGCCATGTATCGAGAGGAGCCCGAACGAGCGCTCCTCGTGAATCACCGTATCGACACGCGCTACAACAAGGACGATTCCGTGGTCACGCACGACGGCGACCGCGAGTGGGCGCTCAAAGCGACGCGTCTCGAGGAAGTGTTCGATCGCATGGAATACCGAGTGTCGAAGGTGATTTTTGTGGACGAGGCGCAGTTTTTCGACGATTTGGAAGAGACGGTGCATCGTATAATCGAGACGGACGGAAAGCGCGTCGTGCTCGCGGGTTTGATGTTGGACTGTCAACGGCGCTCGTTCGGGAAGCTCGCGCGTTTGGTGCCCCATGCGAACGCGTTCATCGTCAAACGAGCGTTGTGTCATCACTGCGGAGCGCAGGCGATCTACAACGCTCTTCGTTCGACGGAGAGGACGCCGGAAGTGGGTGGTGCGGAGTTGTACGTTCCGGTGTGTAGATCGCATCACCCAAACAGCATTTAAACGAGACTCGAAAGAGTAGATATGGACTCTCAATCAAAGATGGATTCCTCCAACGTGAAGAAACGGGGACGACGACCGAAGAAGTCGTCGCACGACGACGTCGACGGAGACTCGGAGAAGGACACCCCTGTTATTTTGCAGTTGAGCGTGAGTTCGAACGACGTGAGCGTTTCGGACTCGAACGTCGCCAGTTTCGAGGACGCCTTCTGCAAGTATGACCCTAGCGTGGCGATACCGAACGCGTACGATCAAGACACGCAGTTCGAGTCGCAGCCTTTCGAGCTGTCTTCCACGCAGACGGAGGACACCGCGTCGAGCATCACTCTCCGAGCTTACGACAACGAGGAGGCGTTTCCCATGCGAAGCGATCACGCGTGCTATTGGTGCTGCCACACCTTCGACACGCGTCCGTTCGGATTGCCGGTGAAGTACAAGTCGGACACCTTCTACGTGTCGGGTAATTTTTGCAGCATGGAATGTTTGAGCGCGTACAACTTCGACACCAACATCAACGTGAGCAACATATGGGAGACCTACAATTTGATCAGTTTCATGGCGAGACGCATGTCCTTCACGGATCCGGTGTACCCCGCGCCTCCGCGGAAGTGCCTGAGCATGTTCGGAGGGTACATGTCCATCCACGAGTTCCGAGAGTACTGCAAATCGAGCAAGATCGTAAACTACACGAATTGCCCCCTGATCGCCATCATCGATCAGGTGGAGGAGATCAACAACTTCTACCACAAACACAAAGACACCGACGTGCTCCAGTTCGATAAGGCGCGACTAAAAAAATACGAAAGTCGCCTGAAGCTGCAGCAGGAGGCGATGATCGAACAGAACTACGACAACACATTGGATCGATCAATGGGGAATCATATGAACTCGATTCGACGACGTCCACTCTTGGAGTTAATCACAAGATTGCCTATGTGGTGTGGCCCTACCCACCGCCCTTCACCTTCAACTACTTCGTGTACACAATTCGTAGCCGAATTCAGTGCGTACTGTTTCTTTTTGAACACGACGATTTCCCAATTGTCTTGATCGTCGGACTCCGTTTCGGACTCTGGTTCGGGTTCCGGTTCGGACTCTGGTTCGGGTTCCGGTTCGGGTTCGGGCATCGGACTCCCTTTTTTACTTGAGGAAGCCCTCCCGGCGAGCAACGCTTTGGAGAGTTTCTCCTGTAACTCCTTGACCTGTTGCTTTAGTGCGTGATTCTCGTTGAGCGTCGTTACCACCGTGGACGCGCGAAGCATGTCACGCTCGTTCTCCACAAGACGCGCATTGTCTCTACGAAGTTGTAGGTTTTCTTGGTAGAGGGTCTGGTAGCATTTCAACAGTTCTTGGATTTTTTGGATATGCATGTCGTAATGATCCATGGTTAGGGAAGCGTTTTTGTCTAGACAAACAGATAAATCATGTCAATTTTTTCGAGCGTCGTTTTGAAACCCGCAGCGAACACGCGTTACGTTTTACCTAATATTATCTTGTTTAACAAATAATACGCCTTCCTCGATGGTGCGCGTGGTGTTGTGCGGAACGCACCCTGATCAATACAACGGATACTCTAAAGTGGTGTATGAATTAGCCAAGCAACTGTCCACATATGATCACATACAGCTCTATATTTACGGATTTCAGAATTTTTACGACGGAGCAGACCACAAGACCGCTCGATCCTTACCGAGCAACGTGGAGGTGTACGACGCCTTCAAACACGAAGAGCCGAAAAATAAAGGGTTCGGAGAGACCCTGTTCGTAGATTATGTCAAACGCGTCGATCCCGATGTGTTGATCGTGTACAACGACATCGTAATCATAACGACGTTTTTGGACCTTGTGAAGAAGAACATGCCCAATCATCGTTTCAAGCTGATCCCGTACATCGACATTGTGTATCGCAACGAGAAGAACTCGTTGATCGCAAAGATCAACGAGATGGTCGACGGAGGGATCATGTTTACGAAGCATTGGGAGGACACGATACGGAACCAGGGGTTCACCAAGCCGCTCTACGTGTTGGAGCACGGCTTCAACCCGAAGCAGTTCTATCCGGTTCCGAAGAGCCTTGCGAGGCAGTTTTTCTCTCTGAAGGACACCGACTTCGTGATCCTGAATCTGAATCGCAATCAGCCCCGCAAACGTTGGGACATTTGCATCATGGCGTTCGTGAAGTTCTTGTCGCGTAATCGTGACGCGCAGATCCGCATGATTTTGGCCGCTTCCTTACAGGGCTCGTGGGATTTGGTGGATTTGATCGTATCCGAATCTCGCAAATACGGAATGACCGTGCACGACGTCAAGAAGCATCTGGTCGTGATGCAGAATCCCCAACGTCTCACCGATTTCGACGTGAACGTGATGTACAACGCGGCCGACGTGGGGATCAACACGTGCGACGGAGAAGGGTTCGGACTGTGCAACTTCGAGCAAGCGGGTGTCGGTGTTCCGCAGGTCGTGCCCAACATCGGCGGATTCCGCGATTTCTTCGACGGCGACACCGCGCTCCTCCTCGATCCCAAGTGGTCGTTCTATTGCGACCACTCTCGCGATTTCGTATCGGGTGAGGCGCAGGTGTGCGCGGTGGACGACTACGTGGACGCTTTGGAGTACATGCTCCACAACCCGAGCGCTCGTAACGAGTTGGGTAAGAACGCTCGGAGAAAAATAATGACTCACTACGACTGGAAGGAGAAGGGCAAAAAGCTCGTGGACATTATCGACAAGGTCGCGCCACCCACACCGGAGGTGATACCCATCGATTTGACCAACAAGGTGCAGGAGGGAATCAGTCCCACGACCTTGCAAAACGAGGACGTGGACAACATGTCGGCGGAGGAGCTTCGTCAGTTGGTGAAGCGCCTTCAAGGTGTATGAGAGCGACAGTAGGGTGTGGAGGTAGGCAGCACGGAGAACACGTCGCACAGGGGTTGCGTCGGTAGCGGCTCAATCGGGGCGAATCGCGCTTGCGAAGTCGGCGGCGCCGGTCGCGCCGTCTTGCGTTTGGTCCAATTGTGGAAGTATTGATGGTTTTTTACGCAATGCGTACGGTCGTCCTCTCGCACGAGGTAGTTGTGAAAGGTGTAGTCCCGATCGGGATCTGCGAGAAAGTCCCCTTCTCGAGACGCGTTGTATCCGACTCCGTTCGCGTAGGCCGTGTCGGAAGGGCGTGGCTTCGTGACGCAAGACGCGGGCGACGGTCGTGCCGAAATGCGAGGGGCGCGTTGAAACTCGTAACGAGTGTTGGTGTACGACAGGATATCGTTGTCGGTCCGAAAGCTTCGGTCTTCCAGGTCCCGAATAGCCTCGCAGCTCTGTGTTTCGAAATGGAGATACTCGGGGAACGCGGACATTTATTAGTAGTTGGACAATATTTTGCGCAACGATTCGTGTTCGCGAGCGTGGATCTCGCGCTCGAAGTAATCGCTGTTGCGACTCGTGTCTCGAACGGAGGCGCGTTTGTTGTTGACGTAGGGGCTCGTGTTGGTGTCGTGCACGAATCGTACGTACATCGTGGGAGGGTTGTCGAGCACGTAGACGGCGCGTGTTCGCCGCGCTTCGATCTTCAAAGGCTTGTCCTCCAAACGATCGAGATGGGCGTATCGCAGCGGCCGCGGGGTTTTACGAGCGAAGAACGACATGAATCCGCTTCGAAGCGTGGCGACGTACGCGAACTTGGTGGGGACCACATACTCGATGCGATTTCGAATCATTAGAAAGTCCGCGTCGTTCTCGCGCATGGTTTTCTCGAGGGTTTCCAAGTAGTCGGGTGCTCGCCAGTCGTCGTCGTCCCACAGGGTCCATATCGCGCCGAGCGGAACCATCTCCAAGGATATGTTACGGATCTCGCCTAGGTTTCCGCGAGGCAGCATGACCTCCAACATTCGATCGTCGGCAAGATCTTCCTTCGAGGCGAGTATTCGCTCGCCCGATTCGGACTGATTCATGATTACGAGACGTTTGTTGACATAGGTCTGCTCTCGGAAGTTGCGCACACTCTGACGGATGTACTCCTGTCGACGCGGATCGTTGAGCGTCACCATCAAACAGTACACATCCGGTTGGTCGATTGTGGGTTTCCTTCGTGACCGTGCGAGAAGAGCGAGCAGAAGCAGCGCGATCACACACACTCGTATTATAACATGCATTACTATTAATACAAGAGCGAACAAAATAAAATGCGATATCCGAAGGTGGTTTTCAGTGTGATTTTGCTCGCGGTGTGTGTTTTAATGTGGTTACGTAATCGGATCGGTAGAAAAGCGCCCCGTGTGGGCGACACCTACTGCCGTTTGCAAAAGAACGCGATGAGAGGGGTTCCCTACGGACACCGTCTTGTCGGTGTTTCGTGGTCCCTTGCAAAGCGCGGGGTTGCGATATCATCCGGACCCCACGCTCTCGACTTTCTTGTTTTTTAACATGTTGTCGGAGTACGGGGATCTCCACGAGCACGTGTGGAAGCTACCCCACTGTCGGTACGTGTACTCCCTCCTCGCGATCGATCTGTTGGCGAGCAAATCGGCGATGTACAAACATCTGAAACGCTCGTTGTCTACGGACGCACTCGAATCGGTGGTTCCGCCGACGACGGTGATCGATGCGAACACCGCGTCGACGTTCGAGACTCGCCCGAACACGCTGTACATCCTGAAGAAAAACCTGCAACGACAAGAAGGTTGCCTGCTCACTGAGGAGGCGTCGGACGTCCGCGACGCGCATCGACAAAACTACGTGGTGTGTCAAGAGGTGCTGAAGGACAACTACCTCGTGGCGCAGCGGAAGATAAACATTCGTCAGTACGTCGTCGTGACGGTGACCGACGAGCCGTCGTTTCATCTTTACGCGGACGGGTTCGTATACTACGCTCCAGAACCCTACGACGAGGGCTCGAATCGCCCCGAGGTTCACATCACATCGGGCTTCAACGATCGGTCCGTGTATCTCGAAAATCCTCTCACGCTGAAAGATCTGTATGTGCGACTAGGGGCGGAGAAGGCGACGACGTTGCGAAAAAATATTCACAGCACGTTACGCACCGTGATGCAGTCCTATCGGTCGATCTTACGCACACTCGACGGAAAGAACGACTCACAAAAGAATTTCGCGTTGTTGGGGATCGATCTCAGCGTGAGTCGCGCGCTGACATGCAAAGTGATGGAGATCAACAAGGGACCCTCGCTCGATCCGAAGGATCCGCGCGACGCGGCGCTCAAGAGAGACGTCGTCGCGCAGACGGTGGCGTTGTTGTTGGATCCGGAAACGGCGCGACGAATGCGCAGTTTGGATTAGACGTCGTAGAAGGTGCACTCGATTTCGTCCCAATACTCCCAGTATTTGGCCAAGTTGTCGTCGATATCGTGGATGTGTGCGGACTGCTCCTCGATGTCGTTCCATACGAGATTGCAGCGATCCTTCACATGGTTCGATGGCGATTCGTCCGACACGCACTTGGAGATGGCGAATTTCAGGTTAGCGCGCAGCATCTTTTGCGACACCGCCTTGTCGCGACGCAGTTTATCGCGTTTTTCCACGTTGTGGGGGTGATTCGGACCGCAAGGAATGGAGGATTGGACACACACGGCGAACATGATTGTCGCGACGCAACCTGCGCTTTGAGTGCACTCACGAGATTCGTGTTTAAATCAGTTATCGCGAGACACATCTATCATAGCTTTCGATGCATCCATTTAAAGTTATGTTTAGGTATCATCCGGTAAAAAACCATGTCGGACATTCGGGACGAGATGCTCCAGGAGTACTTGCGACGTCAGTCGAAGACGCCTACGACGCAGCTGTCGGACGCGCTGTTGGAAGGGAACGCGATCCACTGTCACAACAGCCGGGCGCTCACGGTGGTGGAGCGCAATGAAGACGAGGAGAACGAAGCCGAACGGGAGGAGTTCAAGCATCAGGTGCGCGCGTGGATTCGCATGGATTCTGAGGTGAAGGACATCTCCGCCAAGATGCGACTGTTGGACGGAGAGCGAAAGCAACGTAAGCGAGTGCAGGAGGAACTGTCCAAGCGCATCATGGCGTACATGCGAAACAACGAAATCGACGAGCTGAACTCGCGCGACGGCATCATCAAATCCAAAACCACCTACGTGAAGACCTCGCTGAGTCAGAAGGCGCTCATCGAACGTCTCAAGTCGGAGTTCAGTCACGTGAACAACGTTGACGATCGTCTGCACGAGGTGTTCTACAATCGTGAGAAGATCGAGAAATCACGTCTCACTCGATCCTAAGAGGTACACACTTGGGAGTGCAGCTCATCCCGCAGACGAGGTACACTCTTGGGAGTGCAGCTCATCCCGCAGACGAGGTACACTCTTGGGAGTGCAGCTCATCCCGTAAACGAGGTACACTCTTGGGAGTGCAGCTCATCCCGTAAACGAGGTACACTCTTGGGAGTGCAGCTCATCCCGTAAACGAGGTACACTCTTGGGAGTGCAGCTCATCCCGTAAACGAGGTACACTCTTGGGAGTGCAGCTCATCCCGTAAACGATTTCAGTCGTCGTCCGACGATTCGAATCCTTGAATGTCGTTTTCGAAGTACTCGTCGTCGTCCTCGTCGGTGCTGTGGTCCTCGATGGCTTGCATCGATTTGTTGATGTATCCCACAAAGTCCGGGTTGTACTCGGGATTGAGGACGGAGTTTAATATTTTCTCTCGCTGTTTCGGACGCAGGAATTTGATGGACAACAAGAAGTGAAGGTCGACGTTGCGAAAGTTGTACAGCTCTCCGTCGCTGCATCGTTCGAATCGGAATTTCAGTTTGTGCAACTGACCGATCGGGTGAAACTGCTTGTATTTGACGGAGAAGAAGTCCACGCGATCGACCTGCGTAGCCCTGCACGTCGATGTTCACGATCCCTAAACCGGGCGAGTGCTCCTTGGTGTTGTAGCTGCCGCGAATATGATTTTCGATCTCCTCGCATCGTAGGGTCAGGTAGCTCTCGGTAGCGAGGTTGATCATTCCGGGGGAGTTCACGATGAAACATTGGATTGGAGCGTAATGCGAGATCACGTCGAATTTATCCAACGAAATGGGTATCTGTCCGCCCACATGATACAAATAGTAGTTCAACTGAGGAATATACTCGCTATCGTTTTTCTGTAAACGCATCAGTCCTATATTCAGATGGAGCATGTTCAACACCTCCAACTTCGTGTTTCGGGCACTGAAGACGAGACGTAGCGTGTTGTTCACGATGCGAGCGTCGAAATGCATACGCGCGATCAGTTCCCCTCCTTCGTAAACGTCCGCGAAGAACATCTCTAAATCGGTGTTGATGAAGTCCGCTTGCTCCGTCAGCACCGGTATCGCGACCTCGAAGTAGGTGCAGATGCTGTTGAGGTCGTACACATGCTGCACGCTATCCGCGATGTTGGTGGGCAACACGAACGCGGGGTAATCACCGTCGAACTTCATGTCCGGATTGCCGATGATGAGCAAACGCCTCGGTTCAGTGGTCGTGTTGAGATAGCCGGTATTCAGTTCGAACCGTTGTGGTTCGCCGTTTTGGAAGTACTCCTCGTTGACGATCGGCACGCTGACGAGAGACTCGGTACCCAACGCCGGATTCGCGCGAAGGAAGAGTCCGTACGAGACGCGCACCCGCGACAAAGCGGTGCGCACGGTGTGAACCATGTGCTCCGTGATCGTCATTTCGAATTGTAGCCTGTAGTGCTCTCCGGGTTTTAACCGAATTCCTTCGGTAGCGTGAATGTACGTGTTCGGATCGATGCGGTAGCCTAGACCGTTTAGCATCATAGGCAACTTGTTCAAAAGGCGGCGTTCCTCGCTGTTGTCGGACACGAATCGAGTCAACGTGCACGTACTTTGGAACACGTACTGACTGATGTCGACGTCGAACTGCAGGAGCAGGTTGGAGAGGAAGGTGTTCGTCCCTACCGTGGGAACGTGTCGATAGGACGCGTTGATCATGAAGGACACGGCGTTCGGAGTGAAGCTTTCGCGTATCTCCGTAGGCGATGTCGGACGTTTCGATCGCCACGCTTTGGTGAGTCACGTTCACGGCGTCGTATCCTACACCGCGATCGGGGCGTACGAAAGCGTCGCTAGATTGTAGCGAGTGGCGTTCGAGCAAATCATGCCTCGATTGGAGTACAAGTCTCGAATCCCGGTGTATTTTTCGAAATCTGCGCGTTGCGGAGGGTTCGGAAATCCCAAGATGTGACGCATCGTGGAAGTAGTGTTGTCGATCAGAAACGGGGAGATGTCCGCTCGCAGTCGGGGAACGGGAAAGTCCGCTTTGCTTCGTTGATGGATGACATCGTCGGAGACGAATTTCTCTTCGAAATTGTCCAATTGGAACACGTTCAAATCGATTCTGATCGTTGAAGATGTTGAAGAACTCGCTCGCACTTTGGAAGTCTTGAGGAAGGATGGTGTTTACGATCGATTCGAAGGAGTCGTTCAACAAAGCGAGCACTGATCGATTCTGGGATTTGCTAGGTGCCAACAAGCTTCGTATGATCAAGCGATTGTTGTGCTCGTCTACCATGAACAAGGTGCGAGGGATAGACGTATTCAATATTTCGATTCCGTTGACGAATCGAAAGGGTTCGTTGAATGTGATTTCGAACTCCGCGGACGAGGGAAACACGGCGCGGTTGCGTTGTCGGCTGTCTACCAAAATGATGATGTTCTCCTCGACACTGTGTTCGAGGAGATAATCAATGTCGTCAATAGGCATGGTACTCTCGTCTACAGGATTTATTCGGTATACTATTGCAAAAGCGTTTTAAATGGCTTATTCGCAAAACATCCGGATGTAAAATATAAACCTATGATTGACTCCCAATGTGTATCAGCGCTTTTACAAAAATGCGTCGAGAAGGAAAAGGGAGTGTTGGTCGAAAATACGGTTGCTATCCACTCTCGTCTTGGTGTGTTGATTACTTCGAACGACGAAGTGATCGAAGCCCTCGCAAAGACCAAAGTGTGCGTGCCCACGTTGCTCTCCACTCACGTTCGGCAACTCGTCCACGTGATGCATGTGTCGAGCGATAATTCGCAGCTGTTCAATTTGGTGATCGTGCCGGACATGTTGATCCATATGTGGAGGTCGAAGTCGACGAAGGAGCTGAGCGTCGTGTTCACGAACCGTGAGATCGAGGAGGCGTTCGACTCGAATACCATAGGGATCGTGCTGAGCGAGTCCATGTATCGTCGTAAGCGGAACATCATCTATCGGCGTCGTTTTCAGAAGGTGATTCTGTACAACGTGTGTGCGTACATCCGCACGATCGACACGTTGGACGCGGACTTCTACTGGTTCGTACACTCCACTTTGGAAAAGGCGACCATTCTGTCCGCGCTTCCTGCTCGAATCGCGAAGACGGTGTTGGTTCAAGACGACGAGAGGTGTCTTCGACACAAGGAGCCGTTTCGCATTGTGAGCACCGCCCCGAGCGCGCTCACGATGAGTGCGTTGGTTCAACAAGTGGTCCAAAACGATCTCGACCCCGTGGATGTGTCTCGATCGTTGCATCACATCACGCACGAAAGCAAACGGGATCGAGAGAGCATTGTGAATCACATGCTGCGATTCGTCAACGACAGCATTGGCAACATCGACGCGCAGATCCACACGTTGGAGCACGGTTCGGAACAAGACAAAGAGTCTCTTTGCACGCGCATCAACGACCTTGTACGGAAACGTGAGCGCGCGTGCGCGCATCGAAACGACATACTCAATCGAGTGAACAGGTACATGTCCACGGAGGACACCTGCTTCATCTGCTATTCGAACGTGGAGAATCCGTGCGTGATGCGATGCTGCTCCAATCGAGTGTGCTTCACGTGCATCCACAAGTGGTTCGAACGATGCAAACGGTGCCCTTTGTGCAACTACGAGGACGCCAACGTCTTCGTGATCGAGGAGTCGGTGGAACTGCGTCGATGCTACATCGATAACGTACAAGACTACGAACACACCGCCAGTATGATCGAAAATGTGTGCGTATTGATCCGCCGGCTTCGACCACCGAAGCGCGAGGCGTTTTGATAGCGTCCACATCGTGCACGTTTGCGCGACAGATTAAAAAGCGAACAAAGAGCTGTCGTCTCCTGAGTTTTGCAACTTGCTACGTCCGAGCACTTTGAACAACACCATCTCACAGATTTCGAACAACAAAGAGCGGTTCTTCGTGATTGTCCACGAGTTGGATCGGTATCCGTTCCGATATCCATACCCAACGTCACCGACATCGTCTATTTGAACGGAGTGAGTACCGAAGCTCGTGACATGCTGAAATCAACGCACGGGTCGTGCAAGAACGAGTGGTTGTTCGAGTTTGTGAAGTGAAAAGACTACATGATCCGTTGACGATTCACGTTCACGAAATGAGAGTGGGACTTCGAATCCCACTCTTTCGCTCGACGCGCGCGGTTGTCTTCTCGTTGGCGTTCTAGGGAGTGCTCCTTTTCGTAACGAACTCGATCTTGATCGGTCATCTCGGAGGGGACCACTTCTCGAGCGACTTGCAGCTCCTCCACGTTACGGTATGTGGCGCGTTCCGCGGCGTGACGCTCGTCGACCAACTTGTCGGTGGTGTGCGCACGGCGATAGTCCATGTAATGCAGATCTCGACGGCTCCCGGAGAAATCGTTGATCTTCCCTCCCAGCTCGTGGCATTCGAATCGATCGCTCGAACGTTGAGGAGAGGGCGGACGATATTTGTCCATGCGAAAGTAACGAGAGCCGTGCGTCTTCACCGTGTGTTCCGTCATGAAGTCTTCGTATCCTCGGTCTTCGTCGGGATTCTTCAGATGATTTTTCTCGTAGAACGCGTTGAAACGGCGTTGAAAGTCGTCGTCGGAGAAGCTGACGCGTTCGTCGGGGACGCTGCTCGCGGCGCCGCGTGCGGCCTCGCGCATGCTTTCGAAGCTGCGCGCTTCGTTGGTTTTCTGTTCGTAAAGAACTTGAAGCATTGGGTGAGGTAGTCGAAGTCCTCATGTCGTCCGCCCTTGTCGGGGTGGTGTCTCCTCGCCATTTGGCGATATTGCGCTTTGAGTTGCTCCAAGGTGTACTCGGAGCCAACGCTCAGCACTCGTTTCGCGTGTCGTCGAACGTGTTCGTCGTACTCGTCGTCCATGATGGATAGTTAAAATAAGACACCAGTGAGTAGGTTTAAACATATGATTCGATAGTTTTATTTAATACGTTTTTCTTGTTGAATGTTTTTTCTATGAATCCGCGAGAGATCCTCGGACTTCCGAAGGATTGTGACGTGGAATCGATTCGCAAACGTTATCGAGAACTCGCGCGCAAGCATCATCCGGATCGTCCCGGAGGAGACGCCGATCGTTTCAAAACGATCCAACGCGCGTATGAAACCCTTATGAACACGGACAAAACTGCCTCGAAGGACTACTCCTCCGGGAGGGAGTACGACACGTTTCGCGAGGTGTTTCGCTCGTTCGTGAAGCGTTATCCCACGACGATCGTGCTGAACAAAGACGAAGTGTCGCATGGATGCGTGCGACGCGTTCGGATTCGAGACACGCGCGACTGCGAAGTCTGTTTGGGGACGGGGGTGCATTCTAAATCGTTCATCCGATGTCGAAATTGCCAAGGGATATCGACGGCTCGTCAACACTGCGACGCCTGCGAGGGCCGCGGTGTGTACGTGATGGAACCGATCCCGTGTCCGATGTGCGACGGCTCCGGATCGGTGGACAAAACGATCGAACGAGTGATACGAGTACCACCGAACACGCCACCGGGACTGATGCCCATGTCCTCAACGAACGACGTGATCGTGACGATAGAGCACGCTCAGACTCGAAAGAAGCCGCGGGTGTGCGTGGAACTTACGTTGTGCGAGATGTGCTTTGGGTTTTCGAAACGGGTCGTGGTGCACGGAACGGAGTACGAGATTCGTGCACGGCACGTCTTCGATACGACGACGCCCATCCAGTTTTCGTCGCTGCAAGTCAAGTTCCGGTTGGTGCACTCCGAGGAGGACGTGCGACTGCTGCGTAAGCTGCAAGCGGCCCTGTCGCGAATCGGACTCATCAAACCCCCGCCCTGCTCGAACGACAACGCGACGGTTCTTGACGTTCACAATCCCGAAACGGAAACGAATTGAACCCGAGATTAAACCGGGAGTTTTTTGATGTTCAGCATCAGCGCCAACAGCAAGCCGACCATGAGCAGGCTTTCGAAGAGCGCGATGGTGGAGTCGTACGGCGTTTCCATGTGGAACTCTTCGTCCACGACCGTGTTCACGTCCGCGTCGGGCATCTTGCGGGTGGTGTACTTTCGTTGAGCTTCCACAAGAGGCATCTCCGGTTTGTTCAGCGATTTGTTCACGATGTTGTGGACACGAACCGTCCACGCGAACAGCGTGCTTCGCGAGTGCAGCTCGTCCAGGGTGAGCGGTGCCTGCCTCCACACCTGACGGAAGTGGGCGCGACACTCGGCGCAGGGCAACACGGCTCCGAGCTTGCGGTAGAATTGGTAATAGGTTTCTTTTTCCTCAGGACGGGGAGAGTGTGGAAAACGAAGCGCCACGTAGTGCATCGTGTACCACACATGGGGACCCCAAATCACAGGCTTCATAAGGGAATATTTTAGATTTATAAAGATTTATTTCAAGTCGTGCATCATTTAGTACTTTAAGACAAGGCGCAAGCGGTACCCTACTTGAGTAGACATGGATTATGTTAAAAAAGATATGATATGTATCAATTGCGGCTACACGGGGCACACCTCCAAAAATTGCAATTTCCCCATCACGAGCTTCGGCATCATCGCGTATCACACGCATCGTAACGCGCTGCGGTTTCTCATGGTACAACGAAAGGACTCCTTGTGTTACACCGAGTTCATTCGAGGGAAGTACGACGTGAAGAACATCGGGTACATTTCGAAGCTGTTCACGCATATGACGGTGGAAGAGAAGCAGAAACTGTTGCGCAACGAGTTCGAGACCGTATGGCAGATGCTGTGGGTGAACAACACCAACAATCTGAAGAAGGAATTCAACATCTCGCGGACGAAGTACTCCAAGCTCAAGAACGGATACAAAATCAAAACTCGGGACGGCATCATCAACGTGGACATGCAATACTTCGTGGATACTACCAGAAGCATCCAAGAGCCGGAGTGGGAGTTTCCGAAAGGACGCCGTAAGTTGAACGAGTCGGACGTCGCGTGCGCGATGCGCGAGTTCGAGGAGGAGACTTCCATTCATCGCAAGTTTATACGCCTCAACGACAACTGCAAACAGTACGAAGAGATATTCATCGGGAAAAACAAGCAACGGTACCGAAACGTCTTTTATTTGGCGTCTTATGTGCGCAACAATCTGGACGACGTTTTCTTCGACAAGGACAACTACGATCAAATTAAGGAGATCAAGGACGTGCAGTGGATGACCTACGATCAGGTGAGCGACAAGATCTCTATGCAAATCGAAAAGTTCGAACTTTTTCGACGCATTCACAGTCAAATAAGAAAATCTAAATTACTATAAACAATGTCGGCAATACGTGTGTTGCGACCGTATTCGACGCGTTTGTATCGTACGGTGTTCGTTCCTGGAGACGGTGACTGTTTTTTCCATGCGTGCCTACGTGGTATGAAGGAGGTCTATCCGAATTTACCCCGACCTAGCAGCGTGTCCGCGTTGCGAAAGGCGCTGGCTAGAGATCCGGGCATGATCGTCGAGGCGGTGACTCGTTTGGAAACGGGAGAGTGGGCGGAGGACGAGGAGATCTACGGCGCGGCGCGACTGTTGGACGTGTGCATCGCGGTGTGGTCGAACGCGGTCGAACAGTGGATCTATCATTTTCACAACGGTCTTGGAGACGACAGTCAGTTGGAAGATTGCAAGGCGATATTGTACATGATCAACTCCGGTGGAGAGAACGTCGAGCAACAGGACAAGGACGCCTTGGGTTTGCATTTCGATTTGTTGATCCCCAACATTCCACAGGACGACCTGTTTCAAAACATCGACCAGGATGCCCCTAAAGACGCGAACGCATCCGAAAATTTCGATGATTCGAACGACGATTTCAACGAAGAGTCCGACTCGGAAGAGGACGACAAAAGCCCGAGCACGGAGGAGGACGACGCGGACGCAGTGTTCATCGATTTGGACATCGACTACGACGAGGACGACGAGGAGGAGTCGGAACCTATCGACACGGAGGAGTACGGCGCTTTGAATTTGGACGATCGCTACGATCGCGTGCGAAAGCTCCTGATATCCTACGAAGAGACCGACGACATGGAGACACGGTATCGCGCACAGTCTCAACTGATGCGTTTGCGCGAGGACGTGGTGCGGGATCGGGTGAAGGAGCACCCGCACTACGGCTTCACGTTGGAGGATGCCCCGATAGGCAATCCGGGGTTCGAGTTGACGGACAATCAACGCTTTTTGAAGAAGCTGTTGTCGCCCGACACGGACAATCGAGGCGTGCTGTTGTTCCATGGGGTGGGCGTGGGGAAAACCTGCAGTGCGGTGCAAATCGCGACCAACTTCGTGCACTTCTACTCCAATCGCACCTTGGTGATCCTACCATCCAATTTGGAGAACAACTTTCGAAAGGAGCTTTTCAACATCGATCGTGTGAACTTCGCCTCTCGCACCTACGACAACTGCCACGGAAACCGTTACTTGGATCGCATTCCGGATTGGCATTTGCTCGGTCCGACGGTGTTGTCCCGAGAGGTGCAAAAAATGATCAACACGGAGTTCGAGTTCATGGGTTTTTTGCGCGTGGTGAACCTGTTGAACCGTATGGCGAGCATCGCCAAACGTCATCACGTGCGAAAGGAGGACGCCGCGAACGACATTCGCGCGCAGATACGAGCTCGTTTTTCCGACCGGGTGGTCGTGATCGACGAGGTGCACAACATACGCACGATGGACGACTCCAACGAGGAGTCGCACGCCGCCAAGCTGTTTCCGAAGGCGCTCCGTATGATCATGCGCGACGCGATCGGCATTCGTCTCGTGATGCTCACCGCCACCCCCATGTTTAACAACGCGAACGAGATCACGTGGTTGATGGACGTGATGTACTCTTGCGATAAGACGGGAACGCACTACGACACGAACGTGGAGTTCACGCGGGACGACAAGCTCACCGCGGCGTCGAAGGCGAACTTGGGGTACTTCGCGCGTCACTACGTGTCGTACTTGCGAGGTCAGGATCCAGAACACTTTCCGGCGCGTTTGGAGAACGTGGACGACGACACACGGTTCGCGCACCCCACGGTCGCTTTCAACGGGGATGGACGAGTTGCGTCCGGTAGACACGCTCGTCTTGACCGCCTCTCGTATGGGCAAGGTGCAACGCGCCGCGTACGTGGAGACCGTGCGTACCACGAAGGGCACCAACGCGATGTCTCGTTTGGATCAGATCTCGAATCTGATGTACCCGGGCACCGACTCGTACGGCGCGGAGGGATTTCGCATGATGTTTCAGGGGGAGAGCGTTCCCTTGCGATATCGCGACACCGTGGAGGAACGACTCACTGAGAAGAGTTTGGAGACGCACGGATGCAAGTTGGCCTCCATTTTGCGCCATGTGCGTACGGCGGAGGGGATCGTTTTGGTGTACTCGTCGTACATATACAGTGGTTTGCTGCCCCTCGCGATCGCATTGGAGCACGCGGGTTACACGAAGTACGGAGTGCCGCTGCTCCAGCAACAGGGAGAGGGCGCCGGCAAGAAAAAAGGGGGGTACATCATGATCACCGCAAAACAATGGTTGTCGGCGAACAACGACGACGAGCTGCGCGTTCTGAATGATCCGAGCAACTCCAACGGCGAGCGTGTCAAAGTGGTCCTCATTTCGCAGGCGGGATCCGAAGGGCTCGACCTCAAATGCGTGCGGGAGATTCACGTGATGGAGCCTTGGCACAACCTGAACAAGCTAGAGCAGGTGATCGGGCGTGGGGTTAGGTTCCGTAGTCACGACGCGCTTCCCAAGGAGAAGCGCAACGTCACCGTGTTCCGTCACGTCGCGCTGCTCTCCAAGAAGGTGGAGTCGATCAACTATCAGCGATATCGAAGAGCTGCGGGGAAGCAGCGTCGAATCGAAGCGGTCGAGGCCGTGCTGTCGAGAAACGCGTTAGACTGCCCCTTGAACACAAAGCGTAATCAGCGCAACATCGCCGCGCGTTCCGTAACGGACTCGAAAGGGACCGCGCGTGAGCTCCCCGCCAGCACCGACACCTCGAGCAAATGCTCCGGTTCTAGAGAGGTAGAGGTCCTCCGGGATTTCGAAAAGGAGTCCGCGTTGACGATGGTGGACGTCGTCGCGATCGCGAAACGCATCGCGGCTTACGCAGAGAACGAAAGTATAGTGTACACGAGGATGGACTCCATTTTGAAGCTCCCTCAATTCAAAGACCGCCCCAACGTCGTGCGCGCCGCGCTCGCTTGGTTGGGGCGCGTACGACATCGTGTTCGTATCGGGGAGCAGGACGGGGTGGTCGTGCCGTTGAAGGACGCGTTTCTGTTTCAACCCGACGCGATACACGACACCAAAATCACCACGAGGGACCGTCTGACGTCGCCCCCCACGCGAGTCGCTCGTGTGGGTCTAGCGACGTTCGATCCTCGCGAGCAGGAGGACATGGCGGCCACCTTGGAGGAGTCGGACACGCAGACGGCGCGCGACGTGTTGAAGTCTATGGAGGAGAGCGTCTCGAACCTGCGAGAGCGTATCGGAAACATCGTGGAGGACGCGCTCGATTCGAACGTCCTGACGGACATGGTGATTGATCGAATGAACCGTCCGGAGTTGCGAAGACTGATCCGTGCCAAGGAGGATCGACCCGAGAGTGTGACTCGATCGCTGCGCGAAGGCCTGATAGTGCCTTTCGAGAACAAGGAGGTGTTTTACGATCCGTTCGAACGGATCTTCTACAACTTCGACGGCACCAAGGCCACGGTGGTTCGAAACGACAAATTTGTCCGGGCGTTGAGGAAACGACGCACCGAAGCGTCCGATTGGTTGGGATTCGTGGAACCCGGGGGCGCCTTCAAGATGTTGAATCCGGACAAAATCGGCAAGGTCAATCAGGTGGGCACCAGCTGCGTATCCACCTCCAGTATTAAGGTGTCCGACGTGCAACGGTTCGCGAAGAGTTTGATCGGCACGCAGGTGGCCGCCAAGGAGAAAATCATGAAGAACACATGGTGCGAGGTGTACGAGTACGCACTTCGACGGACGAATCGCGTTCAACGCCCCATTACGAAAATCATCGCGACGGAAAAAAATTGATTTATAACGTGTTATTAATATTTGTATTACTTAAGTTCGACGATGGAAAACTTTTTCGACGCAACCCTCGAGGACAGCTTGAAACTGCATCCGTCCGCTTTACACGGATCGTATCGAACCGAGTTGGAAAAAATCTTGCGTAAACGATACGAAGGGGTGTGCTCTCGATTCGGCTTCGTGCGACACGGAAGCATCGAGCTTCAAAAGGTGCGTTCTGGGAATGTCGAGCTGCACACCTTTCACGGCTTCGTCATCTTCGACGTGGTGTTCCGTGCTTCGATTTGCAATCCGTCCGTCGGAAGCGTCCTACGAGCGGATGTCGTGAACATGAATTCTTTCGGTGTGTTGTGCGCCTCCGGATACGTCGATGCGGAGCGTACGCAGAACGTGATCGACATCATCATCCCGAGACAAGTAATGAATATGTTGGAGAACACGACCGCGCTCTTGAACAATCTGAAGATCGGCGATTCGATCAACGTGGAGATCATCGGCAAGAAGTATCAGCTTCGCCACAATCGCATCTCGACCATCGGTCAAATGGTGGAGAAGCTGCCTACTTCGACCGTCGAGCTCTTCGACAACGTCAGCGGCGCGGTTCTGGACGAGGTGGAGGGCGAGTCCGAAGAGGAGGCCGGAATGGGTTACATGGATTCGGAGTCCGAGGAGTCGGAGGAGGGAAGCGACGCGGAGTCCCAACTGGATCAGAGCGAGTTGTTCGTGCCGGACGAAGTGGAACCCAAAGAGGACGACTCCGACTCCGACTTGTACTGAATCGACAGTGTCGCGCGATCGCGTACCTATTTAAACAGGATGCGCGTGATGACACCCATGCGACCATGAAGTGCGTTCGAGAGGAGGTGGTGCGAAAAGTGGAGTCCCTCGACGCAAGTTGTCACCGCGAGTTGTTCTCCATCGTCCAAACCTTGTCGGACAAATTTACGCGAAACAACAACGGTATTTTTTTGAATCTTCGGCTTCTCAACGACGACGACATCTTCAAACTCAACGCGCACATCGACGAGTTGTCCGCGAAGAACGAGATGGTAGAGGAGGTGTTGGACGCGACCATTGACGACGGTGAAGGTTTGTCCGACGCGGACATCGAGCAGGACATCTGCGAGATGACGAGCGACTCGAGCAGCGGGCTTTTGGTGAACAAAGAGCACGAAGAGCGTATCGTTACCACGTTCGACACGTTGTTCAACAAAACGAACAAGAAGCAGGCGCACAACAAATTTAGCTTGGTGAAGAAGAAGTACAACAAGCCGGTAGCGATCGAGTACGTGTACAAGCGAAACGAAGAATCGGACTTAAACGAATTGCTCAAAGAGGAGTATATATTGGTGTGACTCGCTCGCACGTATCATGGATTCCTCGAGCGCGGTGTTCCAAGAGCTGGAAAACATCGTGGGGGCGTACAACGGCTCGAACAAAGGAAAGGGTTCGGTCTACGAACAAGGGTACCTCGGAGCTGCGCCGAAACGCGTCGTAACGAATCGATACTTCGTGGGGGGGCGTTCCTCGGCGCCGTGCAAACCCGGCCATGCCCCTTCCTCCTCTCACGTTTCTATCAAACCTCCGGACAATCTGAAGATCAAACCACGCCCGTCTCCGTGCACGAGCCTCGTTCAGATGTTGGCCACCGTAATCGAAGGGGCACCACTTTGTGGACGTGCACGAGTATCGAAACAAGCTGGCGTTGTTGGCCACCGACGATCACGCTCGAGAGGTGAACAAAAACTATCGCGTCCTCAAAGAGGCTTATCAAGCCGCCTTGGAGCGTCCGATCTACGAAGCACCCGCGCATCCGGACGTGGCTCTGCTCGTGGCTCGTCTGTTGGGACGTGGGGTGGTGTTTGTGAACACGACCAAGTGCACGTACGTGATGGCGGACGGTGCTTCCTCGAATTACGTCATGTTCGCTCCTTGGGGTGTCGAGCAGTATTCGTCCGCGTCGTTGGTGTACTCGAAGATGTCCGAGCGCCACATCGTTCCACAACGCCCGTTCAAACACTTGCGGATCACCGAGTTGCGAGCGTACGCTTCGGAGGTGTTGCCTGAAACGAACGTGAGCGCGATGAAGCGCGAGCTGCTGTGTCGTGCGCTTCAAGACCGTATCGAACATGGTAAAACAGTTTAAAAATTGATTTATTTTCCACACATAAGATAAGTAAAGCGACCATGAAAACCTCCTTGCAATTCATGGAGGCGCTCGATGCGTACGTGGCTTCGAGTCGCAACGACGCTTCGTTCGAACTGGAGATGTTGTTCGTCGAAAAGTTGGATCGAGACTCGTTCCGCCTTATGTACGACTACATGGAGACGAACTTCGAGATGTTGCGCGAGGCGGATATCGACAGTATGGACGTGATCTTCGCAAACGACAACGCGCGTCTCACGGTCCAAGGCGAGTTCGAGGTGCGCGAGTACTGTCGCACCGACCTGTTGAGGCCGGTCTCGGCGGCGATTCGCAAGGAGAAGGTGTCCCGCAAAGATCTCGACGAATACAATCTGCGGTTCCGCGCGAGTCGCGAGATCGATCTCGACGATGAGGAAAAAGCGGTGCTGTTGGCGAGCTATTCGGAGAAACAGAAGCTGTTCCGTAAAAAGCGCAGATACTCCTTCCGTTCGAAGGACCATCCGGGTCTTCGCGTCGATCTCACCATGGTTCGGCAGTCGAAGAAACCGTGCCTCACCATCTTCGAGTCGGGGGTCATGCGGGCGGAACAACAGTACGAGTTCGAGGTGGAGCTGGAGGATCCGAAGGCGGGTTCGGATCGAGAGATCTCCCTGCGATTCATGGATTTGGCGGCGATCGCGACCATGGTGTCGCAAGACACCGATCACGTGCTGACTCGCTCCGAAACACTGCAAGCGATCGTGGAGTACGTGAGTATGGTCGACCCCGCCCTAGGAAAAAAACGAGATCAAATCGAACAACGCGCTCGCAGGCAACCTCGAGAGTTGTTCCTCACGTATCAACCGGTCACTTTGGAGCGCGACAACATGCGCGACGACATCGTCGGGGGTGTTTCCGTGCTACAGGAGTACACGGTCACCGACAAAGCGGACGGGGAGCGTATGCTGCTGTTTGTGGACGCGACGGGCAAACCGTTTCTGATCAACAATCGAATGCGGGTGCGTTACCTCGGAGGAGCGATCCCCGAGTACGCCAAGACTCTCCTCGACGGAGAGTTCGTCCGTCGCGACAAGTTCGGTTCGGAGATGAATTTGTACGCCATCTTCGACGTGTACTTCAATCGTGGTAAGGACGTGCGAAGCGAGGTGTTGGTCCCCCATCGGGTAGATCAGATGAAGCACGTCGGCGAGGCGCTCTCCGCCGGGCTCTCGAAAGAGTTCGTACGAATTCGGTCGAAGAAGTTCCTGCACGGAAAGCCACTCACCGAGATGGCTCGTGTGGCGTACGAGGAGACATCGTATCCCTACGCGGTGGACGGGCTCATTTTGACTCCCGCGGATCTCGGTGTGGGCGCGTTCTACAAAAAGCAACCCCTCGCCAAGAATAAGTTCTCGAACACGTGGCGGCGAACGTTCAAGTGGAAACCCCCCAAGGAGAACTCGATCGACATGTTGGTCGTGTTTCAAGAGTCCAAGGTGCAAGTTCCGGAGCTCGGTTTGTGCACCGCGGCTTCCTTGAACGTCGCGTTTCAATCGAGCAAAGACGTGCAGATCGATCCGTACGAGGCGCTAGATCGTCAAAGCGTCGCTCAAAACAGTCAGATGATTCCCTATCGATTCACCACCGCGTACCTTCCGCTCGGGGATCGCGGCGTTCCGGTGACGATGGACGACACCAAGATCATCAACAAGAGCATCGTGGAGTTCATGTACGACGAGAACGCTCTCCACCCTAACGCTCGTTGGCGTCCGATGCGCGTGCGCCTCGACAAAACGCAACTGTTCGCGCGTACCGGAAAGATCGCGGGAGCCGCGAACAGTTACACGACCGCGATGAACGTGTGGCGCTCCATTCAGTCCCCTGTCACGGGCGAAATGATCGTGGGGCGCGAGGAGGTTCCTCGATCGGAGTCCACGATGGAGGACTCCGACGTCTACTACGCTCGGAGCGTCAAACGCGAAGAGTCGCTGATGTATCCGATGAACGTGTTCCACAACAAGGGGGTGAAGCTGCCGCTCTTCGGGAGGCCCGAAAGGCCGGCCGGGACGAGGCTCCTGGAGGTCGCGTGCGGAAAAGCGGGGGATCTCAACAAATGGACGCAAGTGGGATTCAAACACATCGTGGGCGTCGACTCGAGCGAGGACAATCTCCTCAACAGCAACGACGGCGCGTATCGTCGTCTGATGCAAGCTCCTCGAGATCGTCCTAGCGTGTTGCTACTGCAAAAGGACATGTCGCGCTCGTGGCACACGCACAACGAGATCGAAAGCGCGTCTCTCCGTAGTCTGTACGACATCGCGTGGGGCAAGACTCATAAGGACGCGCTGCAGCGATCTCCCGCGCGCGAGTTTCACAACACCATGAACACCCCGATGGACGTGGTGAGTTGTCAGTTCGCGATCCACTACTTCTTCCGTACGGAGGAGTCGCTCGACACCTTCTGCGCGAACGTGTCCTCCGTGTTGCGCCCGGGAGGGTACTTCATAGGGACGCACATGGACGGCGCGCGCGTGCACGCGCGGCTTCAAAGCGCCTCGAACGGACAGGTGGAGGGACGGTTGAACGACAATCTGCTGTGGCGTATCGCTCGACGGTACGAACCGAGCACCCCCTTGGACGAGCTTTCGAAGCCCGGACAACGAATTTCGGTGTACTTGGAGTCCATCAACCGCGCGTCCGACGAGTTTCTCGTGTTCCGGGAGACGCTCGTGGAGGCACTCGAGAAGCACGGTCTGCGTCCCGCGGAAAGCGAGTTCGATCTACCCGCGTCGGGGCTCTTCCGCGACATTTACGATCCGCAGCTATTCACCGTGCACGAAACGTTGAAAGAGTTCAGTTTCCTGAACCGATGGTTCGTATTTAAGAAGGTGGCGTGAGAGGATAGCTAAGTATGCGGTCATGATCACCGTGGATATGAAACACGCTAGGGCGGCGAATACACCCATATGCGTTCAAACGTTTAGAACGCGAAAATGCTCGATTGTCCCATTTCGCTCAATCCGCGAAAAACAGGATCAACAACCAGCGTAAATGGGACGTAGCCAAGAAGTACACCAACGAGTACGAGTTTATTTTTTCGTTTAACAACGAGGGAGTAGCGAACGTGGCTCCCTTGAGTAGATCGTTCTTCAAAATCGTCGAGATCGTCCACGAACATCGACTTCTCGACGACGTGCGCGGAGAGTCCGTTAAATTCGCAAACTTGTGCGAGGGCCCGGGGGGGTTCATCCAAGGGTTGCAACTGATGTGCGAGCAAGTCAAGCTGAGCGCGGATGCGTTCCACGCGATTACGCTCATATCCGACGACAAAGCGGTGCCTAACTGGAAAATCGCGCCCGACTCCACGGTGCATCTCCACACTGGGGAGGACGGAACGGGCGACATTTACAAACTCGAGAACATCGACCATTTCGTGCGGGCGGTAGGGGAGAACACCTGCCACATCGTCACCGCGGACGGAGGGTTCGATTTCAGCTCGGACTTCAACTCTCAAGAAAACAAATTCGTTCGTCTCCTGATGTGCGAGGTCTACGCCGCGCTGCGAGGTGCAGAAAGACGGAGGCGCGTTAGTGATCAAGATTTTCGATCTGTTCGGCAAATCCCACCATCAACTTGGTCGCTTTGTTGTGCACGTTGTATCAGAACACGACGATGTACAAACCGTACACGAGTCGTCCCGCGAATTCGGAGCGATACTTGATCTGCCAAGGATACACGCGACCGCCCCCCTCTCGTATGCAAGAGATACGAGAGGCTGTGCGCAACGAAAGGGTGTGCTTCGTTTCCGAGGAGGAGTACGCGCAAACGCTTGCGCCCATCGTCGCCATCAACAAGAAATGCGTCGAACTGCAGGTGAATTACATCGAGCGTACGTTGCGGTTCATTCGAGAAAACAAACCGTTTGACAAGCGTCGTTACGAGAGCTACTGCGTGGAGTGGTGTAGAAAGTACGGCATACCGATCAAAGAGAAGAAGAGTCCTCGGGGGTAGTCAGCTTCGGCATGACGAAGGTGTCTGCCAAGCGTTTGCCCACCTGCACGGAGGCCTCGTGTTGCGTGGCGTCGTTGGAGTCCACCTGCTTCTTCTGGCACAACATAAATCGCAAATGATCCATGTCGAAGTGCTCCGCCTCGAACGCCATCGCGATCAACGTCGGATACGCCTCCACCACGCCCGCGTTCTCCTTTCGAAACTCGCGTTCGAAGATGGGTGACCTACGGAAGGGGCTTTGTCGGATCGTTTCCACGAGCTCGATAATTTCTTCGGAAGTCATCACTCGTCTACGTTTGTTCGATGTCATTTTATTGGCGCTAGAAAAACCTTGTCTTAAATAAAAAACCGTGTTCCATGAATGTCAATCAAGTGGTTCCTCCGAAGGCGCCGGAACTCAACGGCGGATTGTACACGGGGCGAACCCTTTCGCGGCCCGTGGGGCAATGTGCCGGTGATACCCGACGCGACCGTCCTGACAGGTATGGCTGCCCTTCCGCAAGCACGCACGCAGATGCCGCCCGACTCCTTTCGCCCCGGGAACAACTCGCCCTTGCCTCCGCAGTCCATGCCGCATCCGCTCTCCGACTCCCACAAGCAAGACCCTGTGCACGCAGCACTCCGGCTCAACGTCGACGGTTGTTCGCAGTTTCGACGGCGTTACCCCGTTTGGTGCTTGGTGAGGCTGACAGAAACTCGTAATCGTTTTGAAGCATATTTGCAATGAATTTGGGATAAATCTTGCGAGTCTGTTTCTCTTCGTCTCGAACGTAGAATCCGTACCGTCCGTACTCCACGGTCAGCTTGTTCACCCCGTCGTGGCATCGACACGATGAGTTGGACGTCCGCGTCGTCGATGTCCTTCAACGTTTTGCGAGTCGCGGCAAGATACGGTTTCAAACTGTGGAACACGGACTTCTCTCCCTTTCGCGGCGTTTCGATGAGCGGACCGTAGCGTCCCACGCGTACGATACGGCCGTCCTTCATCGCACGACTGTTGGTGTTGTCGACCGTCATTTTTTGTTCGTTTTTCTCCTGTAGTCGAGCGCATCGTTGTGCGAAGCTCGGATAGAAGGTCTTCATCACGTCAACGTATCGTCGATTGCCCTTGGCAACGTCGTCGAGTCTGGACTCCATATCGGCGGTGAACGTGATGGTCATGAGCTCTTTGAAGGACTCTCGCAAGTAGCTCGCGATCGTTTTCCCGGTGTCGGTGGGGACGAGACATCCGCGTTCGCTGTAGTAAGGGCGCTTCTCCTTGGTTTCCGTAGCACGTTTACGTTTGGTATCGTATTCGATGTGTACGTACTCGCGTTTCTCACCCTGCACGTCGGCCTTCTCCACGTAGGTGCGCTCGTACAGTTTTTGCATGATGGATACGTAGGTGGAGGGACGCCCGATCCCCTCTCGCTCCATGAACTTGACCATCGCGGGCTCCGTGTATCGAGAGGGCGGAGACGTCCACACGCAACGCGCGTGGATGGTCGAAATCGGAACGTTCCCTTGAGAAGCGTCGGCGCGCGCTCCGGTTTCCCCCCGAAGACCGCGCGCCACCCCGGTTCTCGCAGCATGCGTTTCTTCCCCAAGAAGTATTGGGACGCGCTCAACCCGTCGTTGCGA